TCGATCGACATCCGCACCGAAATCCGGTATATAGCCCTGATGCTGTCCATCCATCATTCCATACCCTGATTCCCGAGGCGGCCATCCGGCCGCCGCGAAATGGCCGGTGGTTATGGATACCGGGGCGCACGAACGCCCATGACCAGCGAGACAGCCTTGCAGACCATCCTTCCCGTCGAACTGACCGCCATGTCGGCCCGCACCGTCGTCCTGCGTGCGGCCCGAATAGCTGGCGCCTGACCGCCACCGGCGGTCCGCTCCAGGTATCGGCTCCCGCGTCACATCGCGGGAACTCATCGACGGCAGCGCCCCCCGCGGAACGGGAGCGGCGCCTTGCGGAAGGTCGCTTACATGCAGTGGTTCGAAGTTGACCGCAATGGGCTGGCCAAGATTCTCGAGCGCAAGGGCAAGGAGTTCGTCCTCTACGAACTCGTCCAGAACGCCTGGGACCAGCAGGTCGCCCGGGTCGACGTCCGGCTGACCAAGGAACCCGGGGCACGCGTGGCGGTCCTGCGGGTCGAGGATGACGACCCGGACGGCTTCGCCGACCTGCGGCACGCGTGGACGCTGTTCGCGGAGAGCGGCAAGAAGGGCAACGCTGAGAAGCGCGGGCGCTTCAATCTCGGCGAGAAGCTCGTGCTCGCGCTGTGCGAGGAGGCCGAGATCGTCTCCACCAAAGGGGGTGTCCGCTTTGACGCGGACGGGCGCCACCATCTGCGGCGTTGCCGCGAGCGCGGCTCCGTCTTCGAGGGGCGCCTGCGGCTGACCAACGCCGAGTCCGACGCATGCTGCCGGGCAATGGGGCGCCTGCTCGCACCGGCGGGCGTGGAGACGACGTTCAACGGCACGGCGCTCCGGCCTCGTGAGCCGGTAGCGACGTTCGAGGCGTCGCTGCGCACGGAGGTCTCGGACACCGAGGGCAACCTGCGCCCGGCCACCCGCAAGACGGTCGTTCGCGTCCACCGCCCGGCCCCGGGCGAGACCGGCACGCTGTACGAGATGGGCATTCCCGTCGTGGAGACGGGCGACGGCTACCACGTCGACGTGCAGCAGAAGGTGCCGCTTGGCTTCGAACGCGAGCACGTGCCGCCCGGATATCTGCGGACTCTGCGCGCACTCGTGCTGAACGCTGTCCACGAGCAGCTACCCAAGAAGCAGGCGACGTCCGTGTGGGTGCGCGAGGCGCTGGGCACGTCGGGCATCAGCGCCGACGCGGTCCGCTCGGTCATTCGCCACCGCTTCGGCCGGAAGGCGGTCGTGCATGACCCGTCCGACCTCGAAGCCAACAAGCTCGCCATCGTCAAGGGCTACACGGTCGTGCACGGAGGGCAGCTGTCGGGCGACGAGTGGAAGAATGTCCGGGCTGCGGGCGCGCTGCTTCCCGCTGGCCAGGTGACACCCAGCCCCAAGCCCTTCTCCCCCGGCGGGAGCCCGCTCGTTCTGGTGCAGGAACACGTGTGGAGCGCCGGCGAGCACTCCTTTGCCGCCCTCGCCCGCAGGGTCGCCCTGGCAACCATCGACGCGGACATCGCGGTCAAAATCGCGGACGACCCCGGCTGGCGCTTCGATGGGTGCTACGGCAAGCGGCGCCTGATTGCCAACCGGGCAGCGCTCGGCAGGAGGTTCTTCGAGGAGGGTGCCTCGGAGCGCGTGCTGGATTTCCTGCTGCACGAGCTCGGCCATGAGTGGGCTCCCGACCACCTGAGCGAGGACTACCACCGGGCGCTCACCAAGCTCGGGGCGCGGCTGGCGTTGGCGGCGGCGCGCGAGCCCGGCCTGCTGGAGCATTCCGGGCAGGCGTAACCTTCGCAAAGAGCAGGGCCGCCCTCAAGATCGGGGCGGCCTTCTCGTGTGTGGTGACAGAAGCGGATGGCGAACCCTGCGCGCTGTTGAGTAGGCGCGTCGGAGGTTGTCAACAAATCTCGTAACGGCATCTCCATATCCACAGAAGAATTCCGTTCGCAAACGGAAATCCTCTTGTTCCGCGAAATCGCAGGTACCGATTTCTCTTCCATAGAGCCGAATAGCCGCCTGGGAGGCTACGATGCAGGTTGGTTACAACGAGCACCGCGCGCGCTGGGAGGCGACGACCAAGTACGGAACGTCCGAGGGCGACGCCGCGCGGTCGGCCGGGATGGCCTGGGACCGGACGTACAAGGTCTGGTGGACCCGTGATGCCGAGGCCGCCAAGGCGCTCCGCGACGGTGCTGCGGATCCGGTCGCCGAGAGCCGCCCGGTCGTCCTGGTGTTCTCCGAAGCCCGCAACCGCTGGGAGGCCCGGACCAAGTACGGCTGCGGTGACGCCGCGCGGGAGGCAGGGCTGCACTGGGACCGCGAGCGGAAGCTCTGGTTCACCGACGATGCGTCCGTCGCCAACAAGCTGCGCGCCTACGCCGACGAGGCCACGCAGGCCCGCCTCGATGCGGAGACGGCCCAGGTCCGGCACGCCATCGAGGCGAGCCGCGCACAGTCGGCCGACATCGAGCTGCCGATCGCCGAGGGCAGGTCGTATCTCCCTTACCAGCGCGCGGGTATCGCGTTCGCCCTCGCGCGCCAGAACACGCTGTTCGGCGACGACATGGGGCTGGGCAAGACCGCGCAGGCAATCGGCGTCGTGAACGCCGACGAAAGCCTCAAGAGGATCCTGGTCATCTGCCCGGCCTCGCTGACCCGCAACTGGGTCCGCGAGTTCGGGATGTTCGGCAGCCGCACGTTGAGCGTCGGCATCGCCGACATGAAGACGGTTCCGGCGGCTGACGTCGTGGTGGCCACCTATGACGCCTTCAGCCGCAAGACGGCCACCGCCGAGGCCCTGCGCGCGGTGGAGTGGGACGCCCTCATTCTCGACGAGGCGCACTACCTCAAGAGCAAGGACGCCGCGCGCACGGTGGGCATCCTGGGCGGGAAGAAGAAAGGCGCCGATCAGGCCGTCGAGGGCATCCGCGCGCGCCGCCGGCTCTACCTGACGGGCACGCCGCTGACCAACAGGCCCGTCGAGCTCTGGCCGCTGGTGCACAGCTTGGCGCCCGCGACGTTCGGTGATTTCTGGTCGTTCGCGCGGCGCTACTGCGACGCCCGCAACGACGGCTACGGATGGAACTTCAACGGAGCCTCGCACCTGGACGAACTGCAGGACTTGCTCAGGCAGACGGTGATGGTTCGCCGCCTCAAGAAGGACGTGCTGACCGAACTCCCTCCCAAGCGCCGCCAGATCATCGAACTCCCGGCCGACGCACCCGCCCTCAAGGCCGCGCTGACCGCCGAGAGGAAGGCGACCGAGGAGGAGGCGCGCATCAAGGAGCAGCTCGCCGAGTTGCGGGCCAAGGTGGAGCTGGCCAAGGCCAGCGAGGACCCGCGCGACTACGAGCGCGCTGTCGCCGCGCTGCAGGCGGGCCAGTCGGTCCCGCTGCCCGACATGTCGCGCGTCCGCCACGAGACGGCGGTCGCCAAGGCGCCACTGGTCGCCGACCACGTGCGCGAGGCGGTCGAGGCGGGCGGCAAGGTCATCGTGTTCGCCCACCACAAGGACGTGGTGGACCTGCTGAAGAGCGCCCTGGCCGACCTCGGTGTCGTCGTGCTCACGGGCGACACGCCCCCGGCGAAGCGCCAGGACGCCGTGGACGCCTTCCAAAACTGCGACGATATCCGGGTGTTCATCGGCAACATCCAGGCGGCCGGGGTCGGCATCACGCTCACCGCGTCGGCGCATGTGGTGTTCGCCGAGCTTGACTGGGTGCCTGGCAACCTGTCGCAGGCCGAGGACCGCGCGTGGCGCCTCGGGCAGCGGAACGCGGTGCTCGTGCAGCACATCGTGCTCGAGGGCAGCCTGGATGCGACCATGGCGGCCACGGTGACGGGCAAGCAGCGCGTCATCGACGCCGCCCTCGACAAGATCCAAGACCCCGAGGAGCGGGCGCGCCGCATCGCGGAGGAGCAGGCTCGCATCGAAGCCGCCGTGCAGGCCGGGGCGGCCTCCGACACGGATACCGACGATGCAGGGGCGGCCCGCGCGGCCACGGCCGACAGCACTCCCGAGGACGTCGCGGCTGTGGCGGCTGCCCTTTCGCCAGAGGCCGTCGCTGCCATCCACGCGGGCCTGCGGATCCTCGCGGGCCTCGACCGCGACGGCGCGCGGGAAATCAACGGCGTCGGGTTCAACAGGCTGGACACCGTGATCGGCCGGAAGCTGGCCATGCTCGACGTGCTCACGGCCAGGCAGGCGGCTCTCGGTCAGAAGCTGGTCCGCCGCTACCGCCGCCAGCTGCCCGCCGACCTGCTCGCCGTCGCCTTGGGCGAGGCAGTTGCCCCCGCAACGTCGCGCATCGCCAAGGCCGAGCCGCCCGTCGAGACCACGGCCGCCGTCGAGGTCGAAGCCGCCCCGGCGCCGGAGGCGACGAGCGAGCCCGAGGATGTCGGTCCGGCCGAAGCCGCCGTCGAGCGGCCGCAGGGCGTCGGCCCGGATGCGTCCGCTCCCGCCGCGGCGGTGACCGCCGAACCGGGCAAGCCGCCCATCGAGGCATCCCCCGGCATGCCGCTGCCCGCGACCGAGGAGGCCGCCGAGGTCGAGGCAGAGGCCGTTGCCCTACCCGAGCCGTCCGCGGGAGGGGAGGGCGCAGCTCCGGCAAGCGACGCCGCCCGGATGGCCGACGATGCCCCTGAGATTCCGGTTCCCATGCCGTTCCTGGCAGCCCCGCCGGCGACGGATGCCGGGGATCAGCCGGGCAACCCGGAGGGTGGGGAATCCTGCGAGCCCGCCGATGCCGCGCCGCTCGCTGCCGCCCTCGCGCCTACCGATGCCGCCCCGGCCGCGCCACGCCGCCGTGGGCGCCCGCCCAAAGGCGACAAGGCCATGTCGGACGCCGAACGCGCACGCGCCTGGCGGGAAGGCCGGGCAATGGGGACGGCGGCACTGCCCGTTGCGGTCCTCGAGCAGATCAGGGAACTGCAGGCGGAGATGGGCGGCACGACGGGCGACATCATCACAGCGGCCCTGGCCGCCCTGGCACGGGAGCGGGCGGCGGCGCGGGGACAGAGGGCGGCGTGAATTCCGTGACGTAAACGCTGGACGGGGAGGGAACGCCGGGGGAACGAAGGGTGCGCGGTAGCCGTGGCGCGTCCTACCCTTCCAGCCGTCCTGTGCTAGGATGAAACGGAATTCGCCTTATCATCAGACCCGATGGGATTTCCCTGCCGTGCTGAATGATGTGGTTCGTTGACCCAAACGCTGGCTGAGCAAGATGCAAGAAATGGCGGCACCTGGAGCGGATAACCTCCCACACGATTGGACACTTCGACTGACCCTCATGAGGACGCTCAATCAGCCGAAGTATGTTTCCCAGAGGCTGAAACATGATGCTCGCGAGAGAGGGCTTGTGGTATTGCGGCGGAACAAGGGAATCATGGGCAAGGTCGAGTACCGTGTTCGCCCGCCGGAAGGCAACGAGAAGCCTGGCGACCTGATTGACGAGGCGACAGCGTGAGCAGCGCGCCGGGGAATACCAGCCACCTCGTTGCCGGGGGCTTTATCCGGGCTGGAGTATGGAAGCACGATGAGGCATCCGGCTCGATTCGCTTTGAAGGCGCCAAGCCGCTGCCACGAGAACCCGGTGTGTATGCCTACGCAGTCGACGGCATCGTCCATTACGTTGGGTCAGCCCAACGCGGCCTGCGGCAGCGGCTGAGACACTACGAGATTGCCAAGACGCTTCGGACTGCCCACCGGATAAGGCAGGAAATTCTCGCGCTCCTGGCTGCTGGCCGCGAGGTAGAGGTCTTCACGATAGTTCCTCCGCCAATGAACCTGAACGGCAACTTGCCCTTCGACAGCGTGGCGGGGCTAGAAGAAGGCATTATCCGGGCATGGCGGCCAGCCTGGAACCGCCGAGGGGCGGGAGGCGATGACACCAAGTCATCAGTTTGCGACGTCTGAGGGGCGCACCGCCCGGTATTCGTCGTCCAGAAGCACGCGGACCTCGCCCCGGCGGGCAGCTGCACGACATCCCCTTTCCTTGCGCCTGCGCGATGGTATGTAAGGCGTCCGAATCAAAAAAGGCCGCTCTCAGTTTCCCGAGGGCGGCCTTTTTTGACAACCTCTGATTCCTGTACGCGAGAAGACGTGGATATGGCCTACGAGTTTCCGAAAAACCCAGCTCCACTTGCGCCTGACGCCAAAAGGCAGATGCTCAAGGAATACTATACCTATTGCCGAGAGTTGGCCCGGCAAGACCCGGAGGCGTTGAACAGGAAAGTGCCGAGGTCCGCCCTGATGGGCACCATGGACAGGATCGGGACGTTGCTGATTGAGGAGGCAAAGTCCCTTGCCGAGCAAAATGAGGAAGTTCGGGAGTTCCTGGCACAGAACAAGCCGCCTGGCATGATGAGCCACCTGCTACCCGATGACTTCAGGGCGTTCTGCCTCCTCCTCAACGGCCTCAAGCAATGGCTTGCTGCGCAGCAGAACGCTACCGACCGCTACTTGCTGGGCGGTACGGCACGGCCGCTCTGCCGCGAGATGAGCGAAACCTGCCTTGTCACTGGCGAGCGGCTCACGGATGACATGGAACTGCATCACCCGGTCCGCGACGGGCGGCCGCCGATTCCCCTCAGCAAGCAGGGTCACCGGCTTATCGAGAAGCAGACTTCGGCCACCGGATTGTCGGGTGGAGACGAGGGCGACCCGGTGGCACTCGCCGTACAGGAGATTCGAACCAAGGGGCATTTCTCCTGGAACATGCTCCGGCGGGGCTGCCGTCAGATCCTCGGCCTCGCCACCGAGGGAGGAACCGCAGGCAGCAACGCCAGCGCCAGAACTTTCGCTCGCCAGGCCATGCAGAAAGCGAACCTGAACGCAGAGGATCTCCTGGCATGGATGGACGCAAACGGATTGGGCCTGGAACGGGGAAGGTGATGTCGGCGGGCACCCTATGACCGTTCCTGCCACCCGTGAAAGCAGGCTCCTCAGTGCGCAGAGGCCGTCGCTGGCCGCGTCGCCAGCTCGATCAGCCTGCTGTCCATATCCCTGCAGGTGTCCAGCGCCGCGCGCAGCCGCAGCGCGACCGCCAGGACATCCTCATACCCGACGGCGCCCTCGGGCAGCACGGGCGGCGGCGGGCAACGGAACAGCTCGGCCTCTGACGGTGTCAGGGCGGCCTGCGGTCCCTGGGCGGCGGTGATCACCGCCGGCGGCTCACTGGGCGCGCAGGCGGCCAAGCAGAGTATCGGCAGCAGGAGAGGGATTGCAGCCAGTCGAGGGCGCATTGCGGAGGGACTCCAGGTCGGCGGCGAGCGTGGCCTCGCGGTCGCGCTGGGCGATGGCGGACGCGGCGGCGGCACGGGCGGCCGCCTCGTGCTGTTCCTCGGCGGCCTTGAGCGCGGCCGCGTTCGCGTTCGCCGTTTTCACGGCCTCGTCGCGCTCGGCGGTCAACCGCGCCACGGCAGCCGCGTCGGCGCGCGCCTGGGCGGCGAACCGGACACCCAGGAAGCCCAGCCCGAGCGCGGCCGCCACGGCGGTGGCGATGGCGATGCCCTTGAGCGAGATGCCGCCCAGCAGCGACCGGGCGCCGCTCCAGGCCGCAAGGATGGCGGTGATCATGACTGGCCTCCCGGACCGGGGCACGGGCGGTCCGGCCTGCCGCGCTCCTGGATGACGGCAAGCACGATTGAGTCGACCACGCTCAGCAGGAGGCCAAGCGCGTCGAGCTTATCCGGGGCGATCTGGAATCCGGCGAGCAGCGCGACGGCATTGAGCAATGCGATTACGGTGCTCTTCTGCGCCAGCTGCCCGAGCACGATTTCGCGGATAGTGGGGCGCATGGGAATGCCTCCCGTCCAGGCGTTGTGCGGGAATTTGAATGAAGGGCGCCCGGTCAATTCCGGCCGCCGGGCGGCTTTTCAGCCGCCGATCGTGCTGTGCCGCCAAGCAAGTGAGAGCGGCGCCCGGAAGCGCGGTCAGGCGCCTGCAGCGCGGAGACCGTCCTCGAACAGCTGGGCCTCGGCCTCGCGGCGGTCGCGCAGGCCGCGCTCGTTCGCCCCTGGCCACAGTCGCTTCATCGCCCGCACCTGAGCGGGGACGTCCTGGGGGCGCCCGGCGGCGATTGCGGACCGAATGGCGCGCATCTCCGAGCGGCGATCACCCGTCATGCTGGTTCCCCGGTTATAGACGAGGCTGACGAGCACCCCGAAGCAGTCCGCAGGTAGGGCGCCGCAGCCCGGGAAGGCCGCCAGCGTCTGGCGCGTGAACTCCGGCACCGTGCGCTTGCGGAACACGGCCATGGCAGCATCCAGCGGCACAACGGCCGCCGCCACGGACGGCAGCGCCGCCTGCGCGGCCGCGCCGCTCTTGCCGACGACCTTGGCCAGCAGGTCGACCGTCGCGGTGGGCAGCACGTCGGACCAGTCGGCCCGGAACTGCGCGGGAAACACGGTCCCCAGGTCGTAACCGATCCCGACCGTGACGCCCGACGCGCCGCCGGGACACTTGGGATGCTGGTAATGCGCCTGATAGTAGGCCGGGCTCGTCACCTCGAACCCGATGATGGCCTGGATGGCGCGCTCGCTGGGCGCCGGGCCCCCAGGCGGCTGCGCCGGATCGGCGGCCGTGGTAGGCGGGGCGGCTGCAGGAGCAGCGGTGCCCGACACGCGCGCGAGCTCGCGCGCGTTGAGGTCGTCGGCAGTTGTCATGGATTCCCCCAATGGCCAGGGGTTTCGGGAAGGGGTCAGGCGTCCTCGGAATCCGCGCCGCCGGCGGCGAGCTGGTCGGCCAGGATCTCGACGAGGCCGCGGAACAGCGCCGCGCTGGCGGGCAGCGTGCGGTAGTCCACGGCTCCCTCAGACGTCTCCCAGGCGACGAGGACCGCAACCGGTCCGGCGGCGATGCACTCGCGGGCGGCCTCGTCGATGGCGTCCTCGAGCGGGAAGCGGAATGGCGGCATGTGCGGCACCCCGGACATGGAACCGCCGCCTCGGTGGGACCGGGCGGCGGCTGGTGGGCGGGCGACAGGGAGAGGGAAGGGCGGCTGGTTCAGGTCAGGCGGCGGCAGGGCAGCCCTTCAGTCCGCGCGCCAGCGGTCGCCCTGCATAGTGATGAGCTGTCGCTTGCCGTTCTCGAAGATGACGCAGTGCGTGTGCGACCAGCTGCTCGGTCCCTTGTTGTAGCCCTGGTCGAGCGAGCCGGTGACCCCGACAGTCCACACGCCGTCAACAATCCCGGCAGAGTGCGTGTGACCGGTGACGGCGCGCCGACCGAGCTGCCGGAATGACTTCGGCGAACCCCTGGCGCCGTTCGGCCCGAGGTCGCCGTGCAGGCCACATTCGACGCCCGCAACTTCGAAGGATTCGTCAGGCAGAAGCCATCGCGTCCGTTTGAGGGCGCCCTTGCGCTTGCGCTCCGCCGCCTCGCGGACGGCGACCTCATAGATGTTGATGTTCTCGCCCCGCTCGATGGCCTCGTGAATGCGCCAGGCGAGGTAGTGCCCGATCCTGGCGTTCGCGGGATCCTTGCGGAAGTCCGCCTCGGTAAGCCAGCGGCGCAGGTGGCAGTGATGGTTCGCGTCGGGCACGATGGTTTCGCACCAGGGGCGTTCGATGCCGAGGAAGAAGTCGGCGTCCCCATCCAACTCGTGCTCGACCGAGTTCGAGCCGTCGCGGTAGTACTGGGCCTGCAGGAAGGGGTCTTTCAGCGAGTGGTGCGACGGTCCGGTGAAATGGAGCACGTCGTGCGCGACCTGCCATCGCGGGTGTAGGGTGTCGAGAATGCCGCCGTCGCCCCAGCACGCCCTGAACATACCGCCTTCGAGGTGCTTGCGGTGGATGTCGCCCCAGACAATCCCGGCGACGTTGGCCCTTCGGGCACCATGCGGCGTGTAGACGGTTTCGAGGTCCTGGAAGCGCCCGCCTTCGTCAGCGATGAGCTGCCGGGCGAACCACGCGCCGTCGCTCGCCACCTCAACCGCCAGAGCGCCGAAGACGTGGTGGAACTCTGCCTTCTGGCCGACCTTTCGCTGGATGTAGTTCCTCTGGGTGCAGCACCCTGTCGTGTAGATGAAGCGGGCGCCATGGGACTTCATGCCCGCGAGCGACTTCATGGCGACCTTGGTGTGCGGGAAGATGCCGCTCGCGTCGCGGGTGAAGGATTCCATGCCGCTCAGCGGGTCGGCGGCGGTGATGGGCGTGGCGACCTTGCCGCACCAGAGCAGGCTATCCGCGAGCCACAAGGTCTCGTCGGACATGAAGGGCTCGACCAGCGGGTCGTACCAGAGGCTGTCGTCCTCCTTCGTCAGCCTGTGGGGCTGCTCCCATCCGTCCCTGTTGTAGGGAAGCCCGCTCACCATCAGCCGCGAGCCGTTGAGGTCACAGTAGACGCGCAGGCTCTCAATGAAGTCCCGGTGCGCCCAGGTGTTGTTCTGCGCGCCCACCAGCACGAACCGCCGCCCCCGCGCCCGGCGCTCGCGGGCCTCTGGTGGAACGAGGGTGCCGCCGGCGATCGGCTTCCCCACCTTGGGCGCGGGCGCCTCGGCGGCGATCGGCGCCGATCCCGCCTTGACGCGGACGCGCGGCTTCTCGGCCGCCGTCGCGACGGAAGCCGCCACGGGAGCTGCAGCCGCCCGCGACTGGGACGCCGCCAGTTGCCCGCGCAGGGCGGCCAGCTCCTCCGCCATGGCGCGCGCCTTCGCGGCAGCGCGCTCCCGGGAGACAGCGGACTTCGACATGCCGCGTTGTGCGGCCTCCTTGCGAACGGAGAGCGCTTTGCCGAAAACGGAGGCCCCGGCGCTCGCGGGCGACGCTGATTGTGCGAGCGACGACATCGCCCTTCCCCCCAGCGTTATGTATTGGACTTGCAATCAAGGTGGACGTTGCGAAGTCCGAAAATCAAGGGCGGCAAGGCAGAAAAATTCAGCCTGTCAACATTTTATGGCGTGCGCCCGCCGTTCTGCTGGCGGACGAGCCACTTGATGTCGGCCTCAATGGCCGTCAGCCGCGTGCCGAGGTCGGACAGCGTCCGCGAGATTTGGTCCTCGTGCTTTTCGACGCGCTCTTCGAGTTTCTCGAAGCGGTCCGTCAGCGTTTCGACGTCTCGCTGCAGCCCAGCCGCCCTGGCGGCCAGACGGACGGCATGTACGAACACGCCGCCGATGGCGACGAGCGTGGCGACCGCGTAGTGCACCACGCTGAAGTTGAATCCTGAAGAATCCATTGGGTATCGCGGCCGTTCCGCCGTCCTCATCGTGGATGAACCGCTCGTTAAATCCGGCGGCGGTTCTTATGCCGGAGGCCAGACGTGAACCGTTATGCGTGCGTGGCCGAAGGCTGGGGCGACACGCCCGCCTCAGGAAACCCGCATGATGAAGGCGAGGGCATAGAACGGAGGGCGTGCGTCAGGGATGCTGACGTTGTGCGCGTGCGTGCCGTCCGGCCAGAGGTCGTGTCCGTGCGTCTGGTTGCCGCCTGTCCAGCCGACCGAGACGTTGTGGCCGTGGGCGCCCGCGGTTTCCGTATGCCCCATACCGTGGCCGCTTTGGTCGGCGTTGTTGGAGCCGCCGACGAGGCTGCCGCTGCCGTTGACGGGCCATGTGCCGACAGGGTGGGTGTGGTCGCCCTGCGTGTCAGCGCTCGCCGAGTGCGAGTGGGACGGCATCTCGGCCTCGGTCAGCGCGTGCCCCTTGGTGGCGCCTCCGTGCGCGTGGCCGCCCTGCGCGTCGGTCGTGCCGCCCTGGGCGATGGAGCCCCCGGTCGTCCCGACGCCGTAGCTGCCGCCCGAGCCGACGATGAAGCGGTCGCGGAGGTCGGGCGTGCCGCCGCTGCCGTCGCAGAGGTGGTAGTAGGCCGGAACGGACGTGCCGCTCCACATGATGATGCCGCCAATCGGGACGGAGAAGCCGCCCGAGGTCGCCGAGCCGAGCGTGTCGTGCACGAAGGCGGTCGTTGCAAGGCGGGTGCTGCTGTCCGCGGCCGGAGGCGTCGGCGCGGTCGGGGTTCCCGTCAGCGCCGGGCTTTCGAGCGGCGCGCGCGCGCGCAGCTTGGGGCCGACGAAGGGAGCGCTCGGGTGCATCGCGACGTTCGCGGACGTGAGCGCGGTCGCCCCGTTCGCGACGGAGACGATCCACAAGGGAGCGAAGCCCGAGGTCGGCGCGGGTGTCATCTGCGAGCCGGAGGGCGCGGCCGCACCCGCGAGCACTTGCAGGGAGACCGTGCGGCGGCGGCGCGTCGGCTGCGCCTCGCCCGAGCCGCCCGGGCCAGAGAAGGGCGAATCGGGGTTGTCGGCGTTGTAGTAAGGGAGGACGGTCGCCTCGGTGTCCGATTCCGCGCCGCCAGCTTGGATAAGGAAGTTCTGCGTATAGCCGGGCGTGGTCGGCGGCGTGAAGGCCAGCGTTGCCGCGTCGGCGAGCCAGAAACTCTTGGAAACAGCGTGCGCGGTGTCGGCCGGCATGGAGCCGTATGCCGTGTTGTCCACGGCGGCAAGCTGCCAGAGGACGCCGGGCGCGACGGTCAAGGACAGCGAAGCCGGAGCGGTCGGCGCGCACGCGAAGCCGTCTGCCACGGTGTCGGAGCCGAGGACGGCTTGCGCGAGTAGGCCATCCGAGATCATGCCGGAAACCCACCCGGCGAGGATGTCGCGGTCGTCCGGGATCTCCCCAGGCCAAACGATCGGGCGCTCTGTGGTCGTGCTCATGCGATGCCCTCATGCGGAGGCGCCGACGCGCCTCGCGGCGGCCGGGGAGGTTGGTAGGTCGGCCGCGAGGCCGTCAGGATGTCAGTCGGAGGGAGGCGACCAATGCCAAAGCTCGACGCCGTATGTGCCGTCGCCGTCGAGCGAGTTGGCGCAATGGTCGCCCGGAGTGCCGAGCCGGTTCGCCGCCCACGTCAGGACGGCGCACGCGACGGAGGCCCATCGGTGCCCTGCTGCCCGGGCGCGCGCGGTGCGCTGCGAGAGGGTCTCGTTTGCGCTGCCCATCAGCAGCGCATTCGCGAAGCGGTCGAGGGCGAGCGCCAAGTTCAAGGCGCCCTTGCGGATGAAGGCGCACGCACGGCAGGACATCAGGGCGCCTCCGGCTTCTCGCCCGAAAGGATTCTGGCCTTACGCGCAGCCGTCAGGACGCCGCCCGCGACGAGCGCGTCGAGTCCCTCTTCCGTCAGCGGGTCGTTGAGGTCGATATACTGCGCCCCGCTTGCCCGGAGCAGCCAGCCGAACAGCACGGGATCCGCCATCGCCTCCTCGGTGGCCTTGGCGAACTCCTGCGCGGTGAACAGGCTGAAGAAGTCAAGCGGGGCAAGCCGGATGATGGCCGTCAGGCCGACCGTGCGCGGGTCGGGGAGAAGGCCGTCTTCGCCGCGGCGCGGGTCGAGCGCGAGCCTGGTCGCGTAGGAGACCCGTATGATTTCGTCTCCCGGCTGGACGGAAGGCGGTTGGTAGCCGGCGGTTTCCCACTCGCCCACGACGCGGCCGCCACGGACGGCCAGAAAGAAAAGGTCGCCCATTTGCCTAGCTCGCTATGTTGCGGTTGTAGACGCCAGTCGGGTCTGGGATTGGATCGAACGTGAACACGTCAGCGTCCGCCCACGTGCCGCCACGCCCGTTCAGCAAGCAGAGCCCGTAGCCGACCGGATAGGTGTTGGGGCCGAGGACGTAGCTTGCATCGGATGCCCACATCTGCGCCCAATGAACTCCGTCATATGAGTAGTCGTTAGCCCACGTGTTCGTAGAAACGTGGTAGCTAATGCGGAGCCAGTACACACCGCCAACCCAAGCAGCAGAATTCGGCAGCTTTCCATTGTCCGAATCATTGCCAATACTTCCGCTCGTCTCCGAATTGCCCCCCAGAACGTGGATAATGCCGTTGCTGTTTGCGCCGCAGCCCGAAAAATTCCCGCTTGGCCCGAAAAGGCAGATGCCAATACTCCCACAGTTGGCAGGGATACGCGCACGCACGGATGCGACGAGGTAGAAGTCGCCACCCGGCTTCCAGTAGAAGGCCGATCCGCCGAAGTCCCGAGAGACTTTCAGGAGCCCTGCGAAAAAGCCGCCCGATGACGGCGAGGGATTGATGAGGCGCAGAGGCCCGACGCCCGGAACGCCGTCAGCCAGGACGGAGCCAGCGCGCCACCCGCTCTGCGTGAACGCGGACAGGGGCGGTCGCGGGCTCGTTGCCGGGCCGGAGGCGATGTGCGCCAGGGCCGTCTCCATGTCGGCTTGCTTCACGAGGTCGGGCGGCAACTCAGAGTATGGCACGATACCCGAGGCGTTCAGGTCGGCCTTCTTGGAGAGGTCGATGTTCGCGAGCGCGGTCGCGAGGTCGGTCGCCCGGACGATGTTCGAGGGAAGCTCGCTGTCGGGCACGACGCCGTTCGTGTTGAGGTCGGCCTTCTTCGCGAGCACGGCCGTCGTCGTGGCCGCGTCTGCCTTGGACGCAAGGCCGGTGTTGACGGCTTGCACGTCCGCTTTGGTGGCAAGTCCGGCCGTCAGGTCGCCGCCCGTCGCAAGCCCGGATGTCGCCGCCGCAATTGCAGCGGAGACCTCTGAATCGGTCGCGAGGGTGTCCGGGAGTTGCGCGAGGGGAACCTTGCCCGTCGCGTCCAGGTCAGCCTTCTTCGCAAGCGCCGTGTTGTCGGCCTTCGAGGCGACGAGGCTTGCCATCCAGTTCTTGAGTTCCGCGAAGTTGCCGTTAAGGTCGGCGGCTTTCAAGATTTCCTTTGGCGCCCAGATCTTCATGTCAGCCTGCTCACGTCTAGGATGAAATCTTGGTCGAGGCGCGAGCCGCCAGTCCCTGGTGGCTTGTTGTCGATGCGGAGCCAAACGAGCGTGCCAGCGGCCTTTGTCGCGGCGACCGCCGCCCTGATGTCCGCGTCGGAGACCTCGGCTTTCACGGTCGCCCTGTCCGTCCAGCCCCACCAGCCGCCACGCCAGCTGGCACTGTTCGCGCGCCAGCCGGCGATGCGTCGGGCGCCGCCTACGGGCGAGGGCGGCCGGTAGGCCGTGACGAAGGCTTGGTGGTGCAGGGCCCGCGAGCCCCACGCTCCGGCCCGTCCGTATCCGACGGCAGACGGCATGCGCCAGCCGCCGCAATCCTGAGGGCGCCATGGCTCGACGATGCGCGGCTCGTAGCCCGTCAGGTCGAACAGGGCGCCGGACATCGCCGGGCGGGTCGCCCGGGCACGCAGGATCTCGCGCTTGATGCGTTCACGGAAGCGGCCGTCGCTTTCGCCGTCCTTGCGCAGAAGCCTGTCTCCGAGAAAGTCTGTTGAGATGAACTGCAGCTGGTCAAAGATGGCCCACTCGCTGGTGGCTGTCGCGATACGGGCCTGCCTTCGGACGTAGTCCTGGAGTGAATACACGGAGGCCCATGCCTCCGCGAACGCAGACAACAGTCCGTCGAGGATGGGCGTGTCATCCGCGAACCAGCGCTTGGGCAACACCCGCCTGATACGGGCGAGCATGTCGTCCCGGTCGCCCGTGGCCATGGCGTCAGCTCACTGTGATGGAGGAAGCCCGCACGATGCCGATGGCGCCAGGCACGATGTCGGCCGTGCCGCCTGCGATGGAGACCGCCGACACGTTGGAGACCTGGGAGGACACGCCGTAGGCGATGGCGATGATGCGGCTGTGGCGCAGCGGCTGCCCGATACCCAGGGATGCCACATGCGTCGCGATCGCCCTTTCAACCTGGGCAGCGAGCGTTGCCTTCACGGCCGCCGGCGCTGTGACGGCCAACGCGATGTCCACGTAGGTCGTCGTCGGACGGTGGACGGCCAAAGGGCCGACACCGAACGCGCGCACCTGGTCAACGGCGGCGTAGACAGATGCCAGCAGGCTGTCCGGCGGCGAGCCTGTCCCGTCGTCGATGGTGACGATGATGCGCCCCGGTGAGCTGGCGCCCGCCTCGTCCACGTTCTCGGTAATCGACCACGTCAGCCCTTGCTGGACCCCAGCCACGGCGCTGGCGATGGCGGTCGCGGTGGCTTTGGACAAGCTGCCGATGTAGAGCGGGAACCGCGCCTTCACTGCATCGTCGGACTCGGCATTGATGCCAGTGGTGAAGGCAACGGCGTTCGATGCCGTGTCGAACCCGGAGATGCCACTGCCGATGCGTGTGATGGTGCCAGCGCTGACATTTCCGGTCACCCCGGCATATTGCGCGGCCACTGGCACCGAGATGGACGCCGTGCCGACCGGAGCGAGATAGCCGCCAGGCGGAAGCCCGGTCGTGGCGTCCGGCGTCCCCAGGGCGGCGCTGTAGTTCGGGTGGGCCGTGTCGGCCGTGATGACGAATGCCTGCGAGGCGTCCTCGGTGCGGAGGATTCCGCCGACCAGCACCACGGCTGCGGTCGTCGGGGTGGCGCGCGCCAGCGTCACCGGACCGGACGCCGGGACGGCCGCAATGCGCGGCATGCCGAAATCGGCGACAAAGCTATCGACGTCGCTCCCCTTGGAAGACCCAAGGCGGGTGGCGGCAAGGATGTCGAGAGCCTGCCACTGGAGCCAGAGGGCCACCTTCGCGCTGGCCTCGACCAGCGCGCGGAGCGCGCTGCCAACCGAGAAATCGAGAAGGTTGCGCGCAGCCCCCTGGGCGGCGGCAGCCTGGCGCCGGACGAGGTCCGAGAAGCCGACGGTGGGAAGCGCCATGGGTCAGTCCCCCACACGCACGACCGCTGTCTGTGGCGCCGACGGGTCGTCCGAGAGCCAGTAAGTGATCGTGATGATGAAGGCGGTCGGGTCCGCCTCGGACTGCGCCACGGAAACGGATGGCTCGGGAGATGCGGCGACGGCGGCTTCCGCTGCCATTTGTGCGCGCACCAGGGCGGCGATGGTCCGCTCCGTGGTCGGCGATCCAATGCGCTGGCCGAGGCCCGCGCCATAGGTCACCTGGTCCAGGTAATCTCCCGCCGCGGTGTGTAGCCGCCGTACGATGCGCTGGCGGACGGCGTTGGCGCCGTCCACGAGAGCGAGGTCCCCTGTGGGGCCAACCGTGAGGTCGGCGCCCCATTCCAGCGAGAGGTCCGGCATGGCTACACCTGCTGTTCCGGCTGCGCCGTGCGCTCGCCACCCGCGCGGACGCCGGGATGGTCGTGGATGTTGTAGGTGTCGCGCAGGCGGCCGAACGTGCCGTGGGCCCCGTTCCGGTCGGAGATGTCCTGCTCAACGACGAGGTTCTTCGTAATGCGCACTTCGCTGTCGATGACCGTCTCATCCGCCTTCACGCGGAGATGCGAGGCACTGATGTGGACATTGCCGTTCTCGACGTGGATGACAGCCCCCGACGTGACGAGACCAATCTCTCCTGGCTGGACGGGCTTTCCGGTGGCTGGCGACGTCGGGACCGGGAAGCCGGTCGTCCACGTGCCAGGCAACACGGCGTAGTGCTGCCCGCTGCCCTCCAGGGGCAGGAGGAGCACTTGGTCGCCGGGCGACGGCAGGGCGACGATGCCGACGCCGTTGCCGGCCATCAGCGACGGTATGGGGAGGTCTCCCGACAGGACATCCTCGGGCTTGATGCGCACTCGGGCCGAAGGCCGGTCCGCGTTCACGGTATCGACAATGCCCCATCGGGCTTGCCCGGCGGATCCGTCCATGACGGCCGCGCGCATGAGCATGGCGTGCTGCCACGTCTCCATGTCAGTCCTCCCGGAATGGAAGTCTGCCTACTCCGCGGAATCGCTGTCGGATGAGCCGTCGCCCGGGCTTTCGGCCGTGCCACCGCTCGTCAACGGCACCGCGGATCCGCTGGACTCCGACGGGTCGGAGCTGAGGTCCACCGTCTCGCGCGGACTCGTGTTCTTGGCGCTGACTGTCTGCGTGAAGCCGCCTTCCGGCGAAACGGACCGCTCAATCTTGTCGACGTAGTACTGCTGGTCGAAGGACGACCCTGTCCCCTCGAGCTGGATCATGTGGCGGGGGGCCAGCACGAGGTCGCCTGGCATCCGGCACGAGATAAGGCGCTCGTGCTCGGTCAGCTCCTTGAGCTTGGCTTCGGCGAAGCGGATTGCTTCGTCGTCCGAACGCAGCCCGGGCACCATGTAGGTGTAGCGCGATACCCCAGCGCGCGCCGCCGGCGGTGCCGTCGTGGCGCTCTGGCGGCCTCGGCGGGCACCCGTCTGGTATCCCGGGATGATCGCCAGGGGATCCTCCTCGCCGGAATCGGCGGCACGGGGGATGATGGACAGCGGGTCGTTCGGGTCGAGCGTGCTGCCGCGGCGCCGACCGCTGCGCCCGCCGCTCGCCGACCCGGCGCTGCCCCTCCGCACGGCCCGGTATGTCCGGCCAGTGCGGGGGTCGTGCGACTGCACGAGCACCTCGACATCCTTGGCCAGCCCGTGGTGCCGATCGGTGTCCAGCGTCAGGGCGGTGAAGACCGGAGCCGTGCGGCTGGCGCTCCCCGGCGCCCCCGCCGTCAGAATGCCCGGGATGAAGCGGACCAGGAATGGGTGCTGCCTGTCCGGCTCCTGGTGCGGCCGCGAGTGGAACGTGTAGCCGCTGACCCAGATGTCATGGCCCTCCTTCTGGGCCAGGTAGACCAGGGCATCCCACTTGGTGGTCGAGCGGCTGAACTCGGACAACGCGGTCCCAGTGCCCTGGTGGTCGTAGCGTTGCCCGACGAGCGTCGTGGTCGCCGTCACCTCGGCCGTCAGCCCAGCCTCCGCCGCGTACTTCTCGGCAAGCTGGCTGTAGGTGAGGTTGGGGTTGCTTTCCTGCACGCGGGCGTCGATCAGGCGGGAGGTCAGGTCGCGCCCGTGGACATCGATTTCGCCCGTCAGCCAGTTGATGGAAACGCCATCTGTCCGCCCGACAATCATCGTGGTCCACGAGACCGGGGATGCGTAGGTCGCATCCGAAGCGAACCCGAGCTGGACCTCGAGCGGGATGTCCGCCTGGTCCGCCCACCAGCGCGCGTCGCGCTCGGGGGCGGGCCCGGACACAAGGCGCGCCGACCATGTATCGGCGCCCAGGTAGTTGTTCGTGGTCACCCGGGCCTCAAGGATGCCCATGACGGGCTTGCCGTCGGCCACGATACGAATGCGCGGGTAGCGGACCTCGGATGACGGCGCCGGGTTGTTGATTGGCGACACGCCGCTGCTGCCGTCGGACATGGCATGCCTCCAAGGCTACTGGGGCGGCAGGCCGCCGCCGCTGTAAGAGGGATCCGGATCGGGGATGGTCAGCGTCCTGAGACTTTCATCCCACGGGTCGGAGATCCCGTTCTGTATTGCGAGCCGGATCGCCTGGGTGGCGTCGCCGAGTTCGTCGGCGGCGATCTCCCACAGGGTCTTCCCGGCGACCGTGATGACCTTGGGCATGGTTACGCCCCCGCATTCGCGACGTTGGCCGCCGCGCGCCCGGTGAGCCCGGAGAGCCCGGCGAAGCCCGCCAGGCTCTTGCCCATGTTGGCCAGGGTGGACAGGCCGGACGCCCCGGCAGGAAGCCCCTCCCCGGTGGAGGCGGCTGCCGAAAAGGTGGCGTCGGTCAGCGACAGGCCAGCGCCGACCGCTCCGTTGGCGAGACCGACCGCTGACGAGATGGCACCAAAGGTCGGGCTGCCCGCCGTGATCACGCCGACAACCGGCATGAGGTCCTGGGCCGTGGTGAGCAGCCCCTGGGCGGTGGCCAGCGCCGGGCCGATTGTGTCCGTGATGCCCAGGGCGTCGGTGAGGTCGCGGCCAAGCTGCTGCAGCAGGCTGGGACGGGTCTCTGGCGCGGTCGTTGGCACGACGACGCAGGAGATCCGGTAGGGTATCAGGGCTCCGCCGAGCGTGTAGTCGAACTCGGCTCGCTGGACGACCACCTCCCGGTAGTAGTCGCCCCATACGAGGGGAACCCTTTTCCCGGCGATGCGCATGGCATCCAGGCGGCGGGCCTTCGCGGATGCGCCGCCGCCAACCAATCCGCCGCCATTCTCGAGAGTGCCGGAGAACTCGATCGGCCTGTCGGACGCCCCCATGGCATCGACCACGCGCGCCCCGTTGGCGAACTCGTGGACCGCCAGCTTTTGCTCACCGCCGAACCCGACGGACTCCGGGCTCTCGAACTGCCCCAGGCCGACGCCGCCGATCGTCAGGTCGGCGCCGCCAACGGCGGTCTGCAGGAGCCCGGTGACGCCGAGGCCAATGGCCAGGCCACCAATCATGCCAGCCATCACAGCCTCCTCGCGGTCAGACGCTCATGGGCATCGCGCCTGGCTGCACGGGAACCATGCGCGTGTCAGGCCCGCTGTAGCCCGCGCTCGGCCGCCGGGCGGCCTTGTCGAGCCGTCGCGTGACCGAGCGGTAAACCACGTCGCCGTCCAGGTAGGTGATGTTCTGGACGACGACATCCTGCCGGGATGCGGGCGGCACGTAGCTCTGCGGGATGACTGCGCCGCCACCCCCGGGGACCGGGGTCGAGTTCTGGGGCAACGTCAGCCCCATGCCCTTGAGCATTTCATCGAGAGACGGCGGACGGTCCGGCGCGCCACCCGGTCGACTTGTGCCACCCCAGCGCTTCCGGCGCTCCCGCAAGAGCCTGTCGGCCTCGCGCTGGTATTCGGCAGCACTGTCAGGAACGGCGGGCGTCCTGCCATCGACATCGGAGCGGAACTGCCTGTTGGCATCCTCCAGTTCGGAAGCCGTGTAGCTGGACCGCATCCAGCCCGGCATCTCGGGCAGCCTCTTCCAGACGTCGGCAAGCCGCTGGATTGCCACCTCGATGGCCTTGAAGCCCTTCTCTCCGGTCAGGTACTCCAGTGCCTTCATGGCCGCCTCGCCCACCGCGAAGGGCCAGAAGGCTCTGGCCAGCAGCCCGAGCCTGCTCGTCAGCCCGATGATCGCGGCCAGCCCGGCGGCGCCAAGGAGGTTCTCGGTGATCGCCCGGACATCGTCCTTGTTTTTCGTCACGTAATCGGCGAACCCGCGGACGCTCTCCGTGAGGGCGCGCATGTGCCTGATGGCATCGTCCATCATTGCATCGCCGAGGTTGGCTTTGAGGTCCGTCAGCGCGTTCAGGAGCTGCGTGACGTTGTTCTGCCAGTCCCCCTGCCTGACCTCGGCCGCCCGGTCGGATGGAGTGTGGGTGGCTTTCTCCCGCATCGCGGATTCCGCGAAGCGGCGCATGGCTTCGAAGATGACGACGATTTCCGCGGCGCCGCGCTGCCCGGTCGACGTGCCGAAGGTGCGCTGGGCGACATCAGTCGCCGAGATGCCGCGCCGACCGGAGGCGCTCCGAAGGTGCTCGTCCAGCCATTTGAACTCGTTCTGCCGGAACGCCGCGTAGTCCTTGAACGCCTTTGCCGGGTCGACGTCGAAGCCGCCGCCCTTGTTGCGCGTCACGCCTACCGCGTTGCCGTGCGCGTCCGTGTTGATCCAGCCGTTGCGAATCATCTCGCGCATGGACACCTGCGAGATGCCACGGCCGCTGCCGAGCTGCCGCACGATTGCCTGCAACGACGTGGCGCCGCGACTGCCCTGCCCCCCCGCGCTCATGGCGTTCAGGAACTCGGGCATCCACCCGTAGCGGGCTTCCCAATTCATGTCCTTGAGCGTCGCTGCACCAAGGATGGCACCGCCCATGTTCAGGGTGGTCGCGTTGACCTGCCCGTGCGAGAGGGCCGTGGCGATCTGGATGCCCTGCAGCTCCTCGAGCGCCCCGTGCAGATTGACCGTGTGGTCGGGATTGAACAGGCGCCCGGTCTTGTCGACCCAGCGCATGGCGTTGAGGCTGTATTCGGGGCTCGTGCGGACACCGGACACCTGGGCCGTCGTGGTCAGGTCAAGCAGGCCGGGCGCCAGCGCGCGGGCGGCCGTCAGGTCGCGCGTCGCGCCGAAGGCAGCCGACACCGTCTCCATGGTACCGGCAACGGTGCTGTCGCCCCGGCCGTTGCGGACGATGTCGCGCGCGAGCTGGCGCACGTCTTCAATCTCTGGCTTCGACAGGCTGCCGAGCGACAGGCCAATCATGGCGCGCCGCTGCTCGCCGGCGGCGTGCATGACCTCGGCGGCAGCACTCTGCGCGGCCGCCAGACCGCCCAGGGCGGCAAGGCCGTCGCCCGTTGCCCTGATGGCCGAATGCACGCCCCGGAAGGCGCTGGCAAGCGAGTCGACCGACGAGCGCAGGCGCGTCACCTGCGAGGTTGTCTGGCCCAAGGATGCATTGGCACCCTTGATGTGCATGTTGACGGTTTGGAACCTGTTGATGATCTGGCTTAGGTTCGCCTGCACATTGTTGTTTATCGCGATGTCGACGGCGATTTTGTAGGAGGAGACATCAATCATAACTGCCTGTCCCCGCCAATTTCCTTGGTCGTGGCGTCACCGATTATTTTCGCAACATCCTTCGCCTTGCCGATGGCGGTGCGGCCGAATGTCGGCCTTGGCGGGGTGCGAAACGTCCCGTTTTCAATCCATCTCGCATACTCGAGAGTGCTGCCCACAATGGCACGGCTTGCGTCAGATTGATGCGACACGCTGTCGCGCAATTCGCCCCCGGCCAGGAGGGGCTCGTTGGGTGCATACCCGCGAGCCTTCCGTTCTTCCATCGTCGCCTCAGCCAGCGGCTTCCATGCCAGGAGTTCGCCAATTGATGGCTGGTAGTGCCCGAACTGGCCCTTGATGTCTTTTTCGAGCAAGCGGGCGCAACGATCCAACGCCCTGGCCTGAGCTGTCGTCACCCGCCTGGGCACGCTGGAGAACTGCTTGACGAAGGAATCCATGTCGCGGAAGGTTCGCATTACTTCTTCTCCTTCCAGCGGCCACGCTTCCAGTCAAACTCATTCCCGTCAATGATTCCGAAGCCGATGGCGAAGGCTGTTCGCTCGTCCTCATCGAACGCGTAATCTTCGAACTCGGACCTTGGGACGCCGAATGCCTGATGGGGACCGAATCCGTTCTTGATGAGCCACAGCGCGCGGTAGATGACGGGGTCTTCTACGATGCGCCTGATATGGCCAAAGGGCCTTCTTTGGTCTCCTGAACCGCCTGCTCGGCAGCCTCCCGCGTTTCCAGGATTTTCTGCGCGCGGTAGACCATCACGGCCGCGACACCCGGCGTGTCGAGGGCATCGATCGCGCGCTCAAGCTCGCCCTCGGTGCGCGGGAGCGGGTTGGGCACACCATCGATGTCGGCGACCATCGCGGCGCATTCGGCCATCAGACAGTACTTGGGGTTGTCACTGCCTTCCGGCCCCATGGCCTTGAACAGGCGGAGCTGGGCAAGGGCGTTGATCGGCCGCAGGGTCAGCTTGCGCCCCTTGGCATCCGTGATGACTTCGGCCATGGCCATGCTCCTCAGCGGACCTTGATCTTGTCGCCGGCGAAGAAGTCAATGCGTTGCTCGACCTCGCTGGACGGCTTCCAGCTACCGGACTTGCCCAGGGAGATCGCGGCATTCGGGAACTGGAAGACGGACTCCTTCCCGTCCTCCTCGGTCACGTACTGGAAGATGGATGCCCGGTTGCGCAGCACACCGTTGGCCCACCAGCCAGAGGTGATGAATGCCCACCAGTCGTCGGACGCGGACCCCCGGCGGGAATACGTGATGGTGCCCTCGAAACCCATGGGCACGTGCTTCTCGATGGGGGATCCCTCAAGCCGCTTGACGCGCGGCTTGTCGATCACGGGGTCCGCCGTGAAGTCGGTCACGTTCGGGACCGTGAGGTCGCCCCAATCCCCGCGGATCACCACCCGGCTTTGGTGGCCGAGGTCGAAGCTGTCGTTGTAATCGGCCATGTCATCCTCGTGATGAATGGCGGCGGCCTGTCGCGGCCGCCGTCCGTTGCGTCAGACACCGAACCGGTTCGGGAGCTTGGCGACCGAGACCGTCTGGCCGCCCTCGAGGTTCGTGATGAACTTCTCGGCGATGGCCGTGTACCTGGCCGAGACGTCCTGCTGGACGTAGCCAAGCCCGACGCGGTCCTCCGGGTTGTTGCTGGCGTCACAGACCACGGCGAACGGACGGGAGCCGTCCGAGCGGAGGGACAGGATGCCCTGCTGCAGCAGCGCTTCCAGGAACGACAACGTGGTGGAAGCCCAGTTGCGGAAGAGGTCCGGCGTGGCGGGTTCGCCGACATACGCGCCCGCCGCCGCCGCCAGGGTCAGCGCCAGGTAGTTGGTCATCCGCGTGTAGTTGTCGCCGTTGATCGCGGCCGTTGACGACGTGTTGTGGCCTGTCCGGCAGGCCCAGTAGCTGCCGCCCGGGACCGGGTTGCAGATGACATCGATGCCAGCCTGGACCAGCTTCTGGATCTCGGCGTAGCTGTAGGTTGCCCTGCGGGCCGAGTTGGCGGTCCCGGACCGCTGGGAGCCAATGACAGCGGCCAGCGGCTGGTTCAGGGACGAGCGGTTCGGGGCCAGGTTGGCCAGGCGCCCGGCCGCGAATCCTTGCGGGCTGACCAGGCGGACCGTGTTGTTCACGCTGTCCGACCACCAAATGTAGTCGCCAAGCAGCATCTTGGAGTGCACGCTGTCGATGCCGATGGCCGCCTTGGCCGCGATGGCATTCGCGACGGTATCGCCCGCCGGAGTCACCAGGACCATGTAGACCCGCTCGGACTGCCCGAAGGCCACCTGCGACGGCCACTGGGTACTGTCGTCGGCGTCCGCCAGGGTGGCGATGCCGCAGCCCACCCCGCGCAGCGCATACATGCCGGTCCGCGTCTCGCCGTCCTCGCCGACCAGCGTCTGCGACGTCACACCGTCCGCGCCGTCTGTGCCGCCGGACAGGGTGACGCTCGCCGCTGCAGGGGCATCCGTGCCCGGGCCCGCGACGGCCGTCACCAGGTGCGACGGCCCACGCGACAGGTCGGTGCCGTTGTTGATGGCCGCCGCCGCGGCGGCCCAGAAAGCCGCCCCCGTGCCGCTGAGGTTGTCGAAGCGCTCGGTGTCGACGCCAGGCAGGCCGATGACGATCGCCCAGGTGCCAGCCCTGGAGCCCGTGGTCAGCGTCGCGACCGTCTTGTTGCCAGTCGTGCCGGTGTACGCCGCCGTCAGCGTCAAGCCGCCAAGCACGCCTGATGCCGCCTTGTCGGTGCCATCGGTCACGCGGGTGCATACGATGTCATTCGCGCCTTGCTGGGCGGCCGTCGCAACGACGGTTCCGAGGTCGTGCTTGCGGGCGACAAGGCGCCCGAAGACCGCCTCGAAATCGGACAGGGTGGACACCGCCACTGGTTCACCAACCGGGCCATACGACGCGGTGCCCACGATGCCGAGGCGCCCGGTGGGCACGCCGTTGACCGGGGCATTCTGGGGCTTGATGACCTGCACGTAGCTGTCGGCCACGTAGAGCGCGGTCGTGTTCAGCGTGCCGTAGTCGACAACCTGGGGCATGTCGGTTCCTCACTCGCCCAGGGCGGGCGGATGATGCTGATGGCGGTGGCGGATGCGGCTCGGGGTCGCTACGGGATGAGCGGGGGAGCCGAGTTGACGGCGACCTCGGGGAAGAGGGCCTGCTGGAAGCTCTTGGTCTGCACGGAGGGGTAGTCCACCGTCAGCCGGAAGTGCCGGATCCAGAGCGACGCCTTCATCGCCCTGTCATCGGCCGACGTGCCGCCGTAGAGCAGCCGCCCGCTCGTGCCGCCCGGCAGCGGCAGGAAATCCTGGTCGTCGAGATGCCCATCGATGGCTCGCCCGATGGCGTCGCGCGCTTCCGGCGACGGAGCCCATACGGACAGCTGGAACGCCTGCCGCTGCCTGCGCCTCTCGAGCGTGGCGACCTGCGGCATGCCGACGCGCACCGCCAGGTCGTCGGACGACTGGAATGCAATCGTGGCCCCTGTCGCCGTGGCACCCGGCGCCAGTGCGGCCAGCGATGCAGCGAGGGACGCAGGGGTGTCGCCGGCGGCGGCTTTGACCACGTAGGCGGCACCTCGCGCCCGGGCACCGACGAGCAGCCCCGGCGTCGAAGAGCCCAACAGGCTGGCCGTTGAACCCTCGACGACCGCATGGAGCGGTGGCGCTTGCCTGGCCACCGGCTTCCACACGCGCTCGAAGCGCGTGGTCAGCGATGCCATGTCGGGCAGGGGATAAACCGTCACCTCGGCCTTGTCTTCCCGCAGCCCCGGGTTGACCTCCTGAGAAACGGGCCAGCCGCGACCGATGTAGATGTCCTTCCCGGTCACCGACGGCGCGTCCATGCCGTTCGGGTAGACCGCTTCGGTGATCATGGCCGCCAGCGCCATCTCGACGTCGACCAGATCGGCCATGGCTTCCCCCGGCCACCTTCAGGCGGCGGATTGCTCTGCGGTGAGGCGATAGCCCAGGTCGGTGAGTTCGACCGCGGAGATGGTCAACCTGCGGCCTGCGGCGTCCACGAGCAAATCGTTGGTGACAAGGTCGACGCCATCGGGAGCGGGGAGCAGGACCACATACCAGGGCTGGCGGGTCTCCCCCTGGATCCCGCTGGCGGGCCTTTCCCCCTTCGAGCCGAGCAACAGGCTGCATGGCCAAGAGGTCATCAGCAGCTGCTCGTCCGCCTTGGCATCCGTCATGTAGTTGGACTGCAAGCCTGGGCGGCGCTCCTTGGCGGGGCGGACGACCGACACCACGGCGTTGCACTCAACTACCACCGGACTTTCCAAGGGCTGCTTCGCTACCAGAAAGAACGTACCCTGTGATCCAACCAGGTAGTCTCCGACCGCCATTCCCGACGCGTCGCCGAGCAAATACCAGATGGCTTTCCCGTAAAGATTCGGCGCTGAAAATGCATAGGCGGGCTTGGCATCAAACCGCACGTTTACCGTGTCGATCTGGCTCCCTGGCGCTACCGGGTTGGCCACGCCATGGGGCCTGAACAGGGAATAGCCCTCCCCCAGAACATCGGCGGCCGCCCCCAGGCCCTGCCAAATGGCGGACTGGATTTCTTCATAGAGGGTGCCGCTCATTGCTTGGTCCTTGAAGCTTGGCAGACACGCCTCTACCTAACGGCGGTGATTGCACAAGAAAGCAAATAGGTTTGGAATGGCACGAAACGCAGACGGCACCGAGACGCCCCTCATCTTTAACAACCCTACCGAAACCGAGGAAATGAAGCGGCTGCGCAAAATTGTCACTGATGGTCTGGGCGAAAGCGAATGGGAATTGCGCGGTCTCTCGGAGGGACCGAATGAGGAATGGACTGGCGTTTTCAGAAAAAAGAGGCAGCCGTAACTTCAAACGATAAACGCCCCCGGGATGTAAACTTCCAGGAACGGGCCACTCTCGATCCCGAGTGTCCAGCAGAGCTGAAGGCGCTTCTCCCGATAAAGGAAGCGCCTCTCCTCCATCTCTCGTTCGTTTCGTTCCCAAACGGCGGCCTTCTTGGTGCCAACCTTGGTGCGCATGGCGGGCACGTCCGCCTCCAGCTGAGGGAGGACAGCAAGATACACAGACCGCACAACGTCGATGTAATCGCCCGTCAGGCTGGCGAGCGCCGCCGACACAGTGTCGGTCACGCCCTGCCTGGGTGGCCCGTATCCGCAATAGCGCCGGATCGCCACCACCTCGGCGGGCGTGAATGGCGTGCCGCCTGTGGCGGTGGTCGAACCGGACATGTCGGGTCACCCCTGGATTTGCGGTGCGATTGCCGCAACGGCAGAGGCGGCCTGCGTGACCGTCGCCGCCGACTGTGGCGGGGCGGCTACCACCGCCGGTGTGGCGGCGATAGCCTCGGCGACGGCCTGTTCGGACGCTCGTGCACGCCCACGCTTGGTAGGTTCCTGTCCAGGCGCTGGGGCAGCCGCAGGCGCGACCGCCGGAACCTCGGGGTCGAACTCGATCTCGACGTCGCCCGCCTTCACCCAGGCCGCATAGACCGGGTGCTGCGGGTCGGCGAGAACGAAAGTGCGCGTCTCCCCCGGTGCGACGACCACGGACTGGCCGCCGACAACGTTGAAGACGCGCGCCCCTCGCGCCTTGTTGCTGACCGTGGCCATGGTCAGCACACGCCGTCGAGATACCCGATGGCCTTGGGCAGGCGAACGTCCGTGCCGCCGAAGCGGAAGACGCCCGGAATCTCGAACTCCATGGGGCCCACCTGCCAGACGGGCAGGAAGCGGTGCGGCATCGGCATGTGAAGCTTCACCACGTCCGGGGCCTTCCGGTAGGCGACGATCCGCCCCGTGCCGCCCGCGCCCGCCGTGTCCAGCCCGCGCACCTGCCGGATGGTCAGCGGGCGCCCGGTCTCCGCGGTGTAAGGGTTGTGCTTCTGGAACCACTCCAGGATGGTCATCTGGGCGAGTTCCGAAACACGGACCGCGGCGATCATCTGGTATGCCAGCACCGGGAGCAGGCAGGTATCCGGCAGCTCGACGGTCTGCGTCCCCTGGAAGATGCCGACGAACAGATTGCGGAGGTCCGCCATGATCTGGTCGGGCGTCTTGTTCGCCCACAGGATGCTCGCCGCGCTGCCCGCAACCGCCCCGTTCTGCGTGCCGACGGCAGAGGCCGGGCTGGCGGTGACCAGCGGGCAGTTGAGCAGCCCGGTGTAGCCCTTCTCGGCATCGCCGAACAGCGCCGCCTGGTCGATGAACTCCTCGGAAATCCGGCGGGCCACGCTCGCCTTCTCGCTGTTGAGCGAGATTCCAAGCACGGCGGCCTGAGCGATTTCCTCGAGGTTGTACCTGTAGCCGATGCCCGCCATGTTGACGGGAGCCTGGAAGATGTCGCGCTTGAGGTCGGTGTGCGGGATATCGCGCGCCTTCCCGTTGATCCACTGCGCGGTGCCGACGCCGTCGAGGCTGAAGTAGGTGACGCTCGGCGCCCACTCGTTGCCTTCCGTGACCACGGGGATGAGCTCGTGGTAACGGATGTGCGGATAGCGGATCCGGTAGACCTCGCGCTCGATGGTCGCGAGCTGCGGGATCAGGAACGCCAGCGCGCGCTGGCTGTCCTGCATCAGCGAGACCTGGAGGTCCGCGATGTTCTGGTTCATGCCTGAGGACCTCTTTAGTTCAGCCGGACCTTCGCCAAGCCGCCGGCGGCGGCGGAGCTGTCGAAGATGGCATTGGGGATGGCCGTGTCGGATGCCGCCACGTTGGTGAGGGCGCCGGTGGACGAGTAGTAGACGGGCTGCCCGGCGGTGACCGCCGCGGCGACCGTAACCCACACGACGCCCTTGACGAGGACGGCGGCCGTGTCGCCGAGCCCGTAAGCGTCGTTGTTCACCGGGCGCACAAGCGGGTCGACGACGGTGATGCCTCGGAAGGCCCCGGCGTTCACGTCGCCGACGTCAAGGATGCCGTTGTCGGCGACGCCCTGCAGCGCAACAGCGCCGAACTGCATTCCGTTCGGGCTCTCGACGACGCGGGAGATGACGACGGTGCTGCCGGAATCGGCAACGAGGCCCGCGAACGCCGCAGCGTGCTGGCCCTGGTAGGCGGTCTGGACGGCAGGCATTAGTTCGTCTCCTGGGCCTTGTGGGCGCTCTTGAGGTACTCGACGTACTCGCGGTACGCGTCGGCGCGCCCCTGGATGGAGTCGCCCACGGTCACAGGCGCCTGTGTGCGGATGGCATCGCGCACCGGGTCGGGGGGCGCGGCGGCGGCGGATGCAACCAGCGTGTCGAAGGCGGCCACCACATAGTCGTCAGATCGCCCATCGACCGCCTTGTCGCCGAGGCGCTTCGCGACAGCGGCCCGCCGGATGTCGGCCTCGGTCTTGCCCGCGAAGGCGTAGTCGCTCCCGAGCAGCTTCCTGGCGCTGTCGATGAGTGCCGAGCGCGCTGCGATGGCCGCGTCGAACGCGGCGACATCCGGGATGCGGGCCGCCAGGGCAGCGATCTCGCCGTCCTTGGCTTCGATGGCCGCCTTGTGCGCGGCGGCCAGCGCCGCCATTTCGCCATCCTTGGCTTCGATGGCGGAGCCGTGTCTTGCGGCGAGCGCGGCAATGTCGCCCTCGGCCTTGTCGGCCCTGGTCTTGGCGTCGCGGAGCGCCGCCGTGAGCGCCTCGACGGCCTTTGCGCCGTCGGCAGTGGTCTGGATGGACGCGCCGTCCACCAGGATGGTCAGCAGATCCATCTTGGGTTCCTCTTTGTGGTGCTGAAGGACCGCAGTTGGCGAGGCGTCGCCGATGCGGCACTGCGGACCCGCCCGGCCTGCGTCGACGATTGCGACATGGTTGAGCGCGATGTCTGCGAGACGGGCGTCGAACGCCTCGCCCTCAGGCGTCTCGCCAGGTTCGAAGACGATCTTTGCCGTGTAGCCTGCGGAGAGCTCCCGCTTGCCGTCGCGCACATCGGCGATGGCGTCCGCGTCGGCGACGAGCAACGGCACCCGAAGGAAATCGCCGTCACGCGCCACCTCACCACCCGTGAAGCCGACAGTGACGGCCTTCCAGTTCCTTGCGTCGACCATTCCTGGCGGATGTTCGACCGTCACCGGGCGGTAGGCCGCGCTCGCCATGGAGTCAGCCGAGAAAACCTCGTCGGCCGGGCGGAGGACGCGGACCGTGGCGAGTTCGGGGCACCCGACCTCCCTGCCAGCGTAAACCTGGATGCCTCGCCTTGCGACGCGGACATCCGCGACAAGGTAGCCGTCCCTGGTCACGCGGGTTCCCGCGAGTTCCACGCTATCAACAAAGTCCATGTGGTGAACTCCTACGAGCCAGCCGGCTCTTCGCGGACTCTGGCCAGCCAGTCCTCGTTGACCTCCGCGAACCGCTCGGCCCCAAGGACGAGTGGGCCGTCGTATGGCTGCACGGAGGCCGGATCGACGTCGCCGCCTGCGTAGGTGATGGTCACGTGCGGCTGGAAGCCGTCGTGGTCCCACGAGGCCCCGGCGGCGATGATCTGCCGCCAGCGCTCCGTCAGCGCGCCGCTGTCGAACCGAAGAACGACCGCCCCCTTGTCTCCGAGCGCTTTCACCTGGCGCTTGCCGCCCGGTGCCACGGAGACGGTCTCCCAGTCGCTCCCGACCGCCGCCCAATCCAGTGGCTTGCGGGAGAATGCGACCGTTACATGCAGGTCGTCGGCCTCAAGCGTCGAGGCAAACCCATGGGACCGGGCCCATGCGATGATGTCGGCGGCGTTAAGCACGGGGCGGCTGACATAGAGCGTCCTCGGGCGGCCTGCGGCGTCTCCGGCCTCGATCGGCCTTGGAGACGGCCTCGGTTCCGAGGGGGCCTGGGCGCTTGCAGAGGGCATCGTGAAGTCGGGATCGCGACGAGCCTCGGACTGCTGCAGCGCGTCCTCGAGGGCGGGGAATTCCCCTGATTGCACGAGGCGCGAGCGCTCGGCCTGTGCCAGTGCCCGAACGGGGACAAGGCCGGTCTGCCGGACGACCTGCGTGCGCTGCGCGTTCTTGAGCCCGATGTCCGCGCGCTCGGCGTCGGTCATCTGCCACAGCGAATTCCACGTATAGGAGACGGACCGCTTGCCGACCCCCGCGTGCCGCTTGATGGCCTCGTCCAGCCTGCGCAGGCCAGGCGACAGCTCGGTTCGCTGCCTCGCGGATATGGAATCGTAGTAGTGGCGGATGTCGGCTTCGCCCGTGCTGTTCAGGCCGCCAGGAGCGGTTCCGAGCAGGCGGGATACCGGCATGTCGGCCGCGCCAGAAGCGATCTCCAGGAAGGTGGAGATGACCTTGGGCATGTCGGCCAGGGACAGCTTCTTCTGTTCCCATGCTTCCTCGGCATCGAGGAGCATCGCTCCGACCAGGCTCTTGGCCTGGTTCGCAAGGGAGAACCGCGCCAGCGTCCGGCGCCTCCAACCCTCGTCGACCGCGTTCTGCGTCAGTCCCTTGACCTTGATGACGTCGACCTTGGCCTCCTGCACCATGGCCGCGAGACCCTGGTTGGATGCCACGGCGTCGCGAATGGCGTCGTAGAGGCGCTGGAGGACCGGAAGCCCCCAGCCGTCGACCTGCCTGCTCAGCTCAAGGCGGGCCTGACCGAGGAAGCGAACCACCCTCGAGGGATGTATCCGCACGCCCCCTGCGGTCGGTGACGACATCATGTAGTACTCAGGCTCGCCGAAGTACGGGGACACCGGATCGCGGTCGATGTTGCCCGCCCAGAGTTCGTAGCGGCTCAGGACATGCAGATACCTGATGTCTCCGCGCTGGATGGAGGCGACATCGAGCTCCTTGGCCGGATCGGCATCCTCGCCGACGCCGATGTAGATTCCGGCGCCGCCGTAGAGGCGGGCCAGCTTGAGCACGTGGTTGACCCGCTCCCTGACGCGCAAGTCCTCCTCGGCGTCATCGACGGCAGCCACGGCCCTCGCTGGACCGTTCCATGTCCGCCATTCGCGCGTCATGTCGTCGGCAGGGGCGTCGATGATTTTCCCGGCCAGCCAGTCGGACTGATACATCGCGTCCAGCTGGAACTTGTCGAGCCACTCGTTCGCGAAACGCCCGTGGGTGGCCTTGTCGCGTTCCGTGCCGAGTCCGGACACCAGGTTCCGCAGGCTGTCGGACAGAGCCGCGTCCGCCGAGATTGGATCAAGACTGCCTTGGCTGATGTGTGCCAGGCGGCCTGCGGCGGTCGCGTCGATGGCGTCATAGAGTGCGTGTGCCATCGCGCCCTCAAACCCAGTTCATGCTGGTGTCATAGGTCGAATCGCCGAGCATCAGTTCGGTAAGCCCCCAAATGCAGGCGTCCGCGTGGTCGGGGGACCGCTTGCCCTGGTAGCCGGCGGTGCTGAAGTGGCAGAGCTGCTGCTCCAGATCCGGAAAGGCCCCGGCATGGTGCACCTTCTTCTGCTCGTAGAGGGCGGCTATCGGCTCGGCGCGCTGCAGCTTGCCGTGGGATGCGGTCACCAGCTTGACTGGTGCGTTGCGCCTTGCCGTCTGGATCGTGCTTTCGACCATCGCCCCGCCGAAGTTCTTCTCCGCGACAATGCGGTCGGCGCGCCAGGCGTCGAAGGCGTCGAGCGCCCTCTTGGCCCAGCCGTCCGGCGAGAAGCGCCCCGACAGGTCCTCGAGGACGACTGCGATCCCGTCGCGGCCGAGGCCGACCACGACGATCCCGATCTCGTCGGAGCGCTTGTCGTCTGGCCCGGAGCAGCCCGAGGGGTCCACGGCGACCACGATGCGCGCCATGCGTGCGCGCATGGCCTCGCGTGCGGCGATGTCCTCGACGGCTGGCTCCCGGAGGTAGGCCAGCATCTCCTTCGTCCAGAGCGCGCCGACGACGTTCTTGCGGCACTCCCCAAGGTAGACGTTGGCATATGCGTCGAGGTCCGTGGCTTTGAGGTGCTCGACCAGCGGGAGCAGCCTTTTGGGGAACCACGGGTTGTCGTAGTAGTTGACCTGCTGGACGATGGCGCCGGGCGGCGGGGACAGGACGAACTGCTTGTAGGTTTCGTCGGTCTCAAGGTCCGGGTTGAAGGTGATCCATATCTCCGAGCCGTCCCGCCGCATCACGGTCGGCAGGAGTGCCTCCCAGGATTCCTTCGATACGACCTGGGCCTCTTCGACCCAGGTTATGTTGACACCTTCGGTCGACCGTATCTTGTTGCTGTTCAGGTGCATCCCGGCGAAGATGAACTCGGTGCCGTTAGCGCCGAAAATCGTCTTCTCCTGCACCGTGTAGAGATGCCGCAGGCCGAGCATCTCGATTTGGTCGGACAGGAGCTTGTGGACGGACTCCTTGATCGACGTCTGGTACTCGCGGGCGCACAGGATTCGAAGAGGGCGCTGGGCGCCGAGTATCAGCAGAGCGCGCGCCACGCTCCACGATTTTGAGCTGCCGCGCCCTCCGTGCAGAACCTTGAATGGGGCTGGCTCGAACAGGAAATCCAGCTTCGCCGGGAACTCAATCGCTGCTGCCGTTCCCATCAGGCGGCCTCACGAACCGGATCTCCAGCGAAGTCGGGATGGCGCCGCCGCCAGGGCCGCTGTGTTCGAGGTCGACCTTGTCCTTGAGCTGGCCGAGGTGACGGAGCAGCGTCTCGCCGTTCGACGTCTTCGAGGACAGCTTGAGGATGAAGTTGCCCGCCCGGTCGTAGCTCCACCCCTCGATGGGAACCCGCTGCTCAGGGGTGAGCTTGGCGAGGTCGGCCGGGCAGGTGATGTCGGCGTAGTCCAGCGGGTCGTAGCGGGCGCGCCGGAATAGGTCGGCCACCGCGGCGTCGGCGGTTGCCTTCATGCGCGTGAGGCGGTCCGCCATCGCATCTTCGATGGCCGCTTTCACGTCCGGGTAGCGCATGATTTGCCAGGCGCACCGCTCGGCCGTGCTGGGCTCGTATCCGGCGCGGATCGCCGCCTGAACCGCGTTGAGATCCTTGAGATACTCGGCGACGAAGAGGGCGCGCCTGTGGTCGTTTGGCGCGCGGCGGCGGCTGATGTTCTTCGCCATCGGTCACGCTCCCGGGCGGCTGTATGCCCGCCCGGCGGCGGGTAGGGGGATGCGCCGGCCCGCCGCTTCAGGGCGGCTATTACCCGCCGTGTCTGCGCGGGGGAGGACCGCGGTGGCGTGGGCGGCGCAAGCTGGTTGGTGTTGTGTCAGCCCTGCGGAGCTGCGGTCGCCGAAACAGCGACCAGGGGCGCCTCGACCACGACGGCCGGCGCGGACACCGTGGCGGCCGCCGGAGCGGACGCAGCCGCCTGCAACGCCGCGAGGGCGGCCTGCGCGGCGCCCAGCTCGGCGCGCACGGAGGCCAGGGCGCTGCCCACGGCGCCGTTGATGAGCGCCTGCAGCTCGGCGGTCGCCTTGGCCTTCTCGGCGGCGATGCCAGCTTCCGCGGCGGCTGCGCGCTCTTCGGCGACGGCTTTGGCTGCGGCCACCTTCGCGGCCAGCGCCGACCGGGCGCACCGGACGGCAGCGATCAGCGCCGGGGTCGTCGCGGTGACGGCTGCGCCGACGGCGAAGCCAGCGGCGACCGGGATTCCGTTCGCGAACGAAAATGCGGCGATGTCGAGCGGCAGCATGATGTCCATCCCCTATGCAGCGGCCGAGAGCGTGGCGGGCCGCCTGAATTCTCCCGGGCCGGTGCCCCGGGCTCCGTGCTCGTCGCCCCTACAGCGTGGCCCACGGCGGCGCCGCCCGGTCCCCTGGCCGCCCAGGCCCAGGGGCGGCTCAATGGTGCGACCGCGGGGGAGCCGCACGGTCGGCACGGCGGAAAAGGGGAAGGCGGCCGCGCATGCGCTGGCCGCCTGGAGTTTGCGGGCTGCCTGGCCTGGGAGGACCGCGGGCGTCCGTACGCACGAATGAGATGATAGCAAAAACTACCCGATTTCTGTTGCAGCCGTCAAGCACTGTCGTGCGCCGCCTACCAGGAATATTGTAAATCTGTTGACTCCTGGCACAACCGCGCACATATATAAGGTACGCGGCCGTTCGTGCCCTTGGCCGCAGGAGGTGGAAGATGACTCGCGACGAAATGGGTGGGCTGAATCTCGCTGTGGGTGCCGGTGTCGGCCTCGTCGCGGCCGGGCTGTTCGCGGGCATCCAGGCGGTCGCCGAACGGCGGCGCGCGGAGGCGGAGAACCGGGCGGCCTGGGAGGCATGGCACGCTCGCGAGTGCGCGCGGCTGTCGGAAGAGAGTCGGCGGCGCACGAATGCGCACTGGTATCTCGCGCTGTGCGACCGCGCGGACATGATTGCGCGCGGGTGGGACTGACCAAAGAGAAAGCCGCCCCGAGTGGCAGGGCGGCTGTGGTTACGCTTGCGGTGGACCGCGAGCGTCAGGTCGTCTCCCCGATGCGGGCTGCGGCTTCCCACCCTCGGCGCCACTCGGCCTCGGCAGCGGCGTTGGCATCAGCCACGGGACCGCGCCCGGTGCGCCGCTCTTGAGCGAGTTGGCGGATCTCCTGGATGCGGCGCGCCTGCGCCCGTGCCTGCTCAGCAGCCGGAGCGGAGGGGGCGTCGGCGCTTCCGACGGGTGGCACATCGGGCAGCAGTGCGGTGCCGTCGAGATGCCCGGCGATCCTTCCGGCCGTGCATGCCGCCACGCGTGCCAGGGATGGGCGGGAGAGACCGGAGAGCCACTCCTGCACGTCAGGCACGATGCGGCTGACGGCAGCCGGATCCGGTGCCATCCCCTCGGCCAATGCGGCCGCCACACTACGGACAGCGTGCGCGTGCGATATGCGCGATGCCCGTCGCTCGGTGTCAGAGTCCCGAGCTGGGGCAGCCGGTTGCGGCACGGGGGCAACTGGCGCGCCGCCGCGCATGCCGTCCAGCACTGCGCCAGCGGTCCTGCCAACCGCGCCGGCGGTCCCGGTGACTGCCGCCCCGACGAGGCCAGCCGCCCCGACGACCGCGCCGGCGGCTCCCTTGGCGGCCCGGACGGGCAGCCTGCAGCACCACGCGGCTGCCGCGACGGGGCTCTCGACGGCGAACCGTGCCGCCTTCCATGCCGCGCGAGGTGCCTCTGTCACGCCATCAACGAAGCCCTCACCGAGATCGACGGCGGCGTGGCCAACCGGCATCAAGACGTGCTCGTACGCCTGCTCTGCGATCCACTTGCCACCACGCCACACGGTGCGCGTGACGCCCCGGGTGACCGTGCGGAACGCGGCGGCGACCGCCGCGGCCACGCGTGCAATGATTCCGCGCATGCTTTCCTCCCTTATGCTGCGCTCTCCAAACGTTGAGCGCTGGCTTGCAAGAGACCAGATGCCCGTTTCGTTGACGTAGCGGGAAAGTCGATGTATCAAGTCGCCATGGCACATCTCATAGGCAATCGCGCGGCCTTGTAGCCGCCCAAAAGCCTCGGCCGCCCGCAACGGGGCGCGCCGCCCCGCACACCTGCGGAGTGCCTGCTATGCCTTCCGACGAAGACGACGTCGAAGACGTTGATATCGCCACCATCGAAGCTCAGATTGCCGCGGACCTCCGGCTGCCGCCCGACCCGGCGCGTCTGCTCGTCGACGCCCTAACGGCCGCTGCAATCGAGCGCGCGCCCGACTGGGCGAACGCGTCCATCGTAGTCGTACGCTCACCGTCGGACGAATGGACGTCAGCACTCGCTGATGTGGTCGAGACCAAGGCGTGCGCCATCCCCAGCGTCGGGGTATGCAAAGTCCTCAAGCGGCCTGACCGCTTTGGAAGTGACCGGGCACGGGTATCCCCGTCCGAACACACTGACGCCATCAATAACGCCATGCGTCTCGGCAACAAGGACGGCATGCTCGTGCTCGTGTCGGCACGCCTGGACACGGATTTCCCCTCCGTGCTCCTGCGCGCCGCCCAGGCAACGCTCGACTGCTCCGAAATCACGAGCGCCGTCGTCGCCTCTGTCGTCGCCAAGATGACCTCTGGAGACGCTGCAGGCGTGCCCGACGACGTGGCGCGCCACCTGACACCCGTCGTGATGCGGCTGGCATGGCGGCCAAGCATGGCGTCCGCGGACTACGTGCGCCGCCTCGGGGAACTCGTTGAGCGCCCCAAACACGCACGTTCCGAGTGGACCTTGGCCCGCCTGCATGGCTGCGATGAAGCGGTTGCGTGGGGCAATTCTACCTGCCGCGACATCGCCGACTGCCAGGCCGGACGGCTGGCGTGGAAGGACATGGACCGCGGCGCGCTGCTGTGCGGGCCACCCGGCTGCGGCAAGACCACGTTCGCGGCCGCGCTCGCTGCAAGTGCGGGCGTGCCATTGATTCCCGCCAGCTACAGCAAATGGAAAAGCGGCGAGGACGGCAAGGGCAGCTACACCGAGATTATTGGCCGCATGCGCCAGGACTTCGCGCTCGCGCGCTCGCAGGCGCCCTGCATTCTCTTCATCGACGAAATCGACTCGCTCATCGGCCGCGGTCAGGCGGGCCACAACGAAAGCTGGTTCGCCCCGCTGACGAACGCGCTCCTCGCGGAGATGGACGGCCTTGCATCTCGCGAGGGCGTCATCGTGCTCGCGGCCAGCAACTTCCCCGAGCGCGTTGACCCCGCCCTGCGTCGCGCTGGCCGCCTCGACCGCGTGCTGCGCCTGGGCTTGCCGGACGCCCCGGCGCTTGAGCGCATCCTGCAAGAGCACCTCGGCGCCGATGCGGACGGCCTCGATCTTTCCCAGGCCGCCCGCCTTGCCTTGGGCGGCTCCGGCGCTGACTGCGAGCGGTGGTCCCGCGGCGCTCGCCGCCGTGCCCGGCACGCCGGGCGCCGCCTCGTGCTGGCCGACCTGATCGCGGAAATCCGCGACAACGAGGGCGGCAAGCGTTCACCGGAAATCCTGCGGCGGGCGGCTGTCCACGAGGCGGGGCACGCCGTCGTCATGATGCAGCACGGCCGCCGTGTGTGGCACGTGGGCATCCGAGCAACTGGGACGATGGCCGGGGCCATTGAAAGCGACGCCCCCAGGATGGCCACAACCGCCGCCGACGTCCGCGCGGTCCTCGTCGACCTGATGGCCGGGCGCGCCGCCGAGGAAGTCCTGCTCGGCGAACCGGGTGGCGGCGCAGGCGGCTCGGCTAGCTCGGACCTCTCGCAAGCGACAGTGATCGCCGCGTCGGCAGAGGCGGCCTGGGGGCTCGGAGGTCGGCTGACGTGGATTGCGGACCCGACCGCAGAGAATGTCGGCTCGCTGCTCGGGCTAAACCGCGCGCTCGCGGAGCGCGTCGAGGCGCGGCTCGCCGACGCCTATGCCGCCGCCATTGATGTCGTTCGGCGGCGGCGCGCGGAGGTCGAGGCCGTCGCCGAGGCACTGGCGGTCCGTGAGGTATTGACGGGCGACGAGCTGCGCGCGGTCGTCGCCGGGGCGGCGGGAAATGCCTGCGTTCCGAAGGAAGTTCTGCAATGAGCGTGTTCTTCATCGACTTCGAGGCGTCCTCCCTCTCCACCGACAGCTACCCGATCGAGGTCGCCTGGGTCGGCGAGGACGGCAGGGGCGAGAGCTACCTGATTCGCCCTGAGCCGGACTGGTGTGATTGGTCGCCCGCGTCCCAGAGCATCCACGGTATCACGCGCGCCCATCTGCAGCGCGACGGCCACGAGGCGGTCTGGGTAGCGAACCGTCTCATCACCGTCCTCGGAGATCCGGCTGCCCGCGTCTATTCCGACGTGCCAGGCCACGACCAGATGTGGCTCGACGAGCTGCTCGCCGCATCGTCGTCGGCTCCCCGCATCCCTTTGCGAGATGTCTACGAAGCGTACGCCGCCGCGTGCCGCCCGTTGCACGCCGTGCTCGCTGGCGACGACCTTGTAGCGACCGCCAGGCAACTCGTGGCCGCCGCGCAGGTCGAGGAAGAACGCCGACAGCGCGTACATCACCGCGCGCTCGAGGATGCCATGTCGCTCTGGCGGACGTGGGCCGACGTCCGGCGGCGAGCGGAGGAACGGGCAGCCGGAACGAATTGAGGGCGGCAGAGATCGGCGGGTAGCTCAGCGGCAGAGCCGACAGCTCATAACTGTCCATGCGCCGGTTCGAATCCGGCCCCGCCGACCAGTCCTTGTCTCCACGTCAAAAACTTTCCCGGCTTGCGGCCCTTGAACCGAGCCGAGCCGACTGCACAACATTATGTGCACGGGCACGCAGACGGCGAATGCCGCGGTGCCCTTCAAGAGATGGGAGGGCGGCATGAAGATCGTCGACTTCAAGACATTCTGCAGCCTACCGGATGGCACGGTCTTCCAGGAACTCACGCTTGGCAGCACGTGCCTCGGGCCACTGAGCGTTCGCCATCGGGCGCATGGCGGCCAATATCCGAGTTTTGACTACCAGCAAGTCGGAGCTTCCGTGTTCGCGCGCGAAGCGTTCGGCGACGCTCCACAGCCGCCTGGCGAGAGCGAGTTCGCGGCTGTCCACCCGGACTGGGTCGGCGACTGGGGGTATTACGACTACACCCGCTCCTACCTGATCTACGAACCAGAGGACATCCGCCGCATGCTCTGCCTGCTCCGGGGCACCGACGACGGTTGCAAAGACAGGTTCGACGCCATCGCGGTGCCGGACGCGGCCATCTGGCCGGAAAAGGGGAGGGCGGCATGAGGAGCTCGACCGCTTGGCACATCGTCGCCGGCCGTGTGGAGGAGGTAACCATCCCGGCCGAGGGCTTTGAGATCGACCTCGGGCTTGCGTGCAACGGTTATCGCCTGCTCCCGGGCAACGAAGACGACAACTGGCGCGACTTTACGCTTGGGAAGGTCGCCGAGATTGCCACTAGGCTGACCCCGTGGGCCGAGTGGTGGTGCTCACCGAACCTGCCGCTGCACGAAGAGATCGGGGAAGTCGGCGGCGTCGCATACGGGCAGCCGCAAGTTGGATTGGTACGGTCGTGCTGGCGGCCAGAGTTCTCCATCTCGACGGCGTTCCACGAAGCCTGGCACTTGGCCGAACCATGGTTGACCTACGAGGAGGCCATGGCCGTCCAGGCGGCAACGAAGCGCGGCCCGGAATGGCCTACGGACTACCTCAGGCGCGAGTGCGAACGTTCGGCCAGGGCTTTCCAGAACTGGGCGATGTCAACACTGGAGACGGGCGGCGGCCGACCGGGCCGCGGGGCGCCCATGCATTACAAGGCGTTCTGGTCCGTCTATTCCGGCGAGGTCGGGCAGCGCGCGCTGGCCAAGCGCGGCGTCGTCCGCCCGGAGCGCAGGCCGCCGCCCGCGCCCGTCAAGGTCATTCAGTGGTGGCGGGGCGGCGCCATCAACACGGCAACTGTGTGAGGGAGGACATCATGGCACGTTGGGTTGCTCCGAAGGGTATGGATGCCGCATCCCGTTTGGCAGACACCATCCTGTATCCCGCCATGCCCTGGAAGCTGAACGTCATCGCGTACGGATCCGATGGCTTGGTCGCGCGGGTGGATGGCTCCGCTGTCGCGGCCATCATCGAGGGCAAGCTGTCAGACGGTCGCTGGCACCTCTACGAGCTGAACCCCGAAATCACCTTCCACGCCTGGTTCATGGACGGCCCGCTGCCCTTCGACGACGAGGACATCGAAGAGGATCTCGGCATCCATGACTCCCAGGGGGTCGCACGCGTCATGGAAGGCTTCCTGACCGACTGACCACCGAATTCCGTTTGCATCACAAATGGCCCGCCCAAACCGGAGGCGGGCCTTTCTTTTTCCGGGCGGCTGCCTAGACCTTATCGAGCTTTCTCACAGCCAAAGTGTTCGCATTTACGAACGCTTTGGCTGTTGCACCATCTGCGCTGTACCTGGACGCGGGAAGCGGGGGAATGTGTCGCTCGGCCGTCAAAAGTGGAGCATGCTCCACTTTTCAGGCTCGGCACAACGTAGGTAGCCTCGGACAGGAGACAGAGATGATCACTCAGGCAGTGGGTTTGGCCGACATCGCGCGGGGCGATGCGTCGCCTGCCCAGGCTGGGGAGGTTTTGCGTTTCATCTTCAGCGAGCCGACGCCGGACCTCCTCAGGGACGCGTACTTGGCATTGCGTGCCTGGGTGTGGAAAGCGCTGGACCAGCGCCGCCGGGATCCGGAGCTGAGGGACTGGAACGACATCCTGGGGGCCGCCTCGACCTTGATGCGGCGCCACGGGCAGGACGCGCTCGGGTCGCGGATCGACGCGCTCCACGAGCTGGTCGCTGAATCCATCGCCGTCGCCGACACATACGAGTCGGTCGACATCACCCGTCGCCTGCATGTCGCCAGGGTGCTCGAGTTCCTTGCGGAGAGCGGCGGCCAGGCGAGCCAGAGCGCCATCGGCGAGCGCACTGGGCTGGCCGAAGCCAACCTCACCGACGTCCTCAACATGATGTCGGCCGCCGGACTACTGGAGCGCTCGACGCTGGGCAAGGAAGCGGTGTTTGCATTGTCCCGCGCGGGGGAGGCCGCCCAGCAGAACCGGGCCGCCTGACCAACAGCCGGGCCCGCCTCCGTGCACGAGGCGGGCCTCTCATGGGAGGACATCATGTCGTCGACCTGGGGCGCCCCATCACCGCTCACGCCAGCCCAGAAGTTCATGCTTTACGACGCCGCTGTCTCCGCTACGGACGCACGACGGTCTACGCGTGGGATGTCGGCAACGACCGGTTCGCGCGCGATCTCGGGGACTCCCTCGTTGATCTCGGTTTCCTCGAGCGGACCGCCGGCGACGACAACGCCAAGTGGGAAGCCTACGTGCCGAGTGAGGCCGCCCGACGGTTCTTCATCGCCGCCTGACCGTCGGCCGCCGCCGTTCTTTCCCAAAGCCCGCCCCGAAATCCCGAGGCGGGCTTTCTTGTGCCTCGCCAACGGCGGCCAAACCCTCCCTTGAGGCGCAACGAACGCCTGGGGGAGGACATCGCAATGCGCAGGACCATAGCCGACACGCTCAAGGCAACCTTGCTTGCATCCCAGCCGCAGCTCTCGCCGTCGGAGGACATGTCCGTGCGGGCGCTGCTCGTATGGCGGAAGGACGGCATGCGCTGGCAGCTGCACCGCTTCCAAGGCGACCAGCGGCTGACGGGCGGCGCCCAGGTCGAGGGAGAGGTCTGGGGGAGTACGCGGGTGGACATGCCCGATGATGTTGTCAGGCTGGCGGCCGCCGACATCCTGTTTGAGAAGCAGGCCGCCGGCGACGCATCGCCGTGCCTGTCGCAGGACGACTGGCGGGAGGCGGCACAGACCGCGTGGCGGGAATGGGTGGAGACCTACGCCGGGGACTTCGCGGCGGCCGTGAAGAAGGACATCCGGGATTCACAGGGGCTCGCCGACAATCACCGCCCGGAGCCCCGGCGTCGGTTCGGCGGGTGAGCCCTACGAGGACCGCTTCCGGCCTGGAGTAGGCTTTCAGTTTTTCGTTCGCATCACGATAATGCCGCCGCAAGGAGCTCCACGATGACCCGAGCCGTCGAGTTCACCGAGGTAGATGAGGCGACCCTGGCCACGCGGCGCGCCCGCATGAAGGCGGCCGCGGAGAAGACCCGCGCGATGGCCCGCGAACAGGACGACGCCGAGGCGGTCGCGGAGGCGTTGTCCGGCAAGGTGTCCGAGCCGATGACCGTCGCCGAGGTGGCGCGGCGGCTGCCCTGAATTCCCCCGGCCGCCTGATCACCGAGAGGCCCGCTTCCGAACCGGAGGCGGGCGATTTTCTTCCGGGCGGCCCTTGAATTCCGCACCCCCGAATGCCGCACATCCTTTCACACAAGGCCATCAAGGCCCACTGGGAGCACCGCAATGGAATACGTGAGCCTCCAGCACACCGGCGCCTGGGTCGCCGCGCGCGCGACCGCCGCGGGCCTGTCGCCAACCGTCGAGCGGCAGCAGGACGGCCGTACGGAGACGGTCGACGTGCGCCTGGGCTACACCGCCAGCGTGCGGCTGCGCGTCAACGGCGTCGGCGTGCGCCTCGCGACCCGGTACCGCCGAGATGACTTCGGCGAACGGGCCGACCGACCGATCGAGGCTGGCGACGTCGTGGGGTTCCTGCGCATGGTCGATGGCGCCATCGCGGATGCCCTGTCGCCACGTGAGCAGCAGAGGGCCGAGCATGCCGCAAGGGCCGCCAGGGAGGCCGAGAGGGCCGCCGAGGCCGCCATCCGGTTCTGACCGTCGCCCCATCCCCTCACCAAGCCGCCCGGTCGCTGCCGGGCGGCTTTTCCATGTCCGGCCGGCGGTGACGCCCCGAGGTCACCGACAAGCCTATGGCGCCACCCATCAGCAGGTGGGAAGCAGCGTTCATAACGGCATCATCTTGACTTTTCGGAAGACCTTTGATCTACTCTGGCGATCATGCTGCACACAGGTTTCCTGATCGCGATACGCTGACCTGACCGCGCAAGCGGTCGCACCAGCCTTTTGTCGCGACATCAGGAACCCTCCCCTCCAATGACCACCGTCATCGACACGGCCGCAGCCGGGCTGCATGCGCGTCTTCGCGCCAGTCTGCCGCTCCCCGAACGCGCCCGCCCTCAGGCCGCCTGACGCATTCCAGCCCGCCCCGGGTCAGGGGCGGGCTCTCTTTGAACGTGGCGGCCGCGCTGCGCGCCGCCCGGTGTCCAACCCAACCCAAGGAGTCCATCTCCATGCACACCACCGAAGCCGTCGCCGCGTGCGTGTACCCCCACCTGGAACGCCTCGGCATCGGCGAGGCCCAGATCGAGGCCGACACGCACGAGGTCACCGTCGCCTATCGCGGCAACTGGGCGTCCGTGCGGCTGCCGAACCCGCCGCGCAGCATGCCCGCCGAACTCCGGGAAGAGATCCTCGCCGCCTCAGCGCCGTCCTTCGCGTTCGGCGGCGAAGGCAAGAGCACCCTCGGCGCGCTCAACGGCACCGCGTTCCCCGACGCCGACGCGGTCGCCCGCTGCCTGCTGTCGCACCTCGAGGGGCTGCCCAAGCTCACGCTGGCACAGGCGCGCGGCGGCGCGGCCGCAGACCGCGTGCTCGCCGAAGTCACCCGCGCGCTGGCGGAGGCGTGCCCGCGGGCGAACTGGCGCCGTGGCGATAACGACACTGTGTGGGCCGACCTGTTCGACGGCGGGTTCGCAGGGGTGCAGGCCCTGCCGCTCTGGGGCTACGTCGCCCGCGCGCGCAACGCCCGCGGCGAAGACATCAAGCACCCGGGCCGCGTCCACAACGGCCTCCGCAGCGCGGCCGAGGAAGCCCTCCAGCTGCTCGGCATGCCCAACAACACCGCCGCCTGACCACCGCAGGCCCGCCTCTTGCCGGAGGCGGGCCACAGCTTCCCGGGCGGCTGAAGCTGCCCGGTTCCTCATCCTTCGCGGAGATCCCACCATGCTGTCCATCCACTCGCCGGACCTCCTCGCCGCGCTTGCTGCCGAAATGGCGCCGCTCGGCGGCTATGTCGCCAGTGACACCGACATGCTCTCTGTCGCCGTCGGCGGCACGTATGCCGCCCTGGCACCCGACGCCATCCAGCCGATGGCACGCGGCGTCCAGGTAACGCTCTGGCTCGAATCCTTCGGCGGACATCTCCGGTCCGACCTCCGCCGCCTGCATGTGCGCGGCGGGCACCCGGAGGACGTCGCCCGTGCCATCGTCGGCACCATCACGGACGCGCTGCCGAAACAGGACGCAGCCTGAGTCATCCCAGGCACCGAACCCGGGAAGGGCCGCCTCCGACCAGGGGCGGCTCTTCCGCCGTGCCCACGAGCCCAGAACAGCCTCAGGGAATCGGTCAAAGCCCGAGCAAGGCCAAGGCCATGCTGGCCGAAACCGCCGACCAGAGACTCGCCCGCTGTGCGGACCCCGGCCCTCTGCTACCCTCCTGCCTACAGGAGACCCCATGGCCAACGACGGCATCCTCGACCAGAAACGACGCGCCGATGAGAAGCAGGCGTCGCGGGACCGCGACCAGCAGAGGCTGGCGGCAGGCGAAGTCACGGCCGCCGAGCTTGCCAGGGAGAACTCATTCTTCCGGAGCTTCGACCTGGAGAAGTTCGCCATTGAGTCAATCGGCGGTCGGCCGCTCCGGCGCCGGCGGCCCAAGGGCTGAGGGACGGCCGCGGCCCCGGGACGGACATGTCAACACTGCGCGCCGATCCTGCAGTGGCGCGGGCGGCGCTCTGCGCGGGTGCTGGGGCGGTGCCACGCTGCCTGCACCGCAGCGTCAGCCACGACGTGCTGCGCCTCGACGCCTATGCCTTCGGGGAGGCCGTGTAGACCGTCCCTAGCCCGGGTTGGCCGCAGCCCACCGGGCGTTCTGCGTGCGACCGCCGTAGCCGTAGGCGTCACCGTCCACGGCGTGCACGAGGACGTAGCTTTCCTCGTGCAGTGGCCCGAGCAGTGCCGCCATACCATCGAAGGCCGCGCGCACGAAGGCCGCCGTCTCACCCTTGGTGTTCGTGCCGGCGGTGATCTTGATGTCGAGCCAGAACGCGGCCTTGCCGTCCTCCACCGCCGGGCGGCGGCCGGCGACGAACCAGCCTTGCGGGTCCGCTGGCTCGACGAGGACGGCCGTCACGCCCGGGTCCTTGCTGAGGCATTCCCGCCCGAGCCGGGCGGCGAGGGCGGCGATCGCGCCGCGCAGTTCGGGTCGAGGCGCGGGTGTGACGTAGCGGACCTGGATCATCGGCATCGGATGCGTCTCCTCATTGGGATCGGCCGCATCGTGGCCCGCCCCGATGGAACGCGGAACGCTATGAAGATAGCTTCTCATCATAGTAGAATATTATGATGCTCGACCTTGAATCCGTCCGCCTCTTCGTCCTCGCGACCGATTTCGGCAACCTCACCCGCGCGGCCGAGGCGGCCGGCACGGTGCAGCCTGTCGTCAGCCAGCGCCTGAAGGCGTTGGAGGCGGCGCTCGGACGGCGGCTGTTGGAGCGCACGCCGCGCTTCGTGCGCCCCACCCCGGACGGAGCCGCCTTCCTCGAACGCGCCCGTGCGCTCCTCGCCGCCCACGACGCAGCAGTGCGGTTCACGCCGACCCCTGCCGTGCGTTTCGCGATCGGCCTGAGTGAGCACGCCATCGGCGTCGGCCTGGAAAGCGTGCTGCGGCGGGTGCGGGCGGCGCTGCCCTGCGGCGCCACGGTCGAGGTGCGGACCGGGCAGTCGCAGCCGTTGCGGGCCGCTTTCGACGCCGGCGAGATCGACGCCGTGGTGATCCGCCGCGAGGCGGGCGGCAGCGAGGGCGAGGTGTTGGGAACCGACCCGCTTGGCTGGCGCGCGGCGGACGGGTTCAGGCTCTGCCCGGGTGAGCCGGTGCCGCTGGCGACGCTCGCGCCTCCCTGCGGCGTGCGGGCCGCGGCGCTGCGCGCCCTCGAACGGGCGGGGATCGCCTGGCAGGAGGCTTTTCTCGGCGGAGGTTGCGCGGCGCTGCTTGCTGGCGCGCGAGCGGGGCTGGGGGTGGCGCCCATGGGACGTGCCGCTTCCGGCGATGCGCCGGATGCCGGGCCGACGCTGGGACTGCCGCCGTTGCCGGCATCGGAAATCGTGCTGTTCGGCCGGGCGGGCGCGCCGACCAGCGCGGCCGCATTGCGCGCCGTCGCGGCCGGGTTGCGTGCGGCGTTGCTTCCCAGATAGGCGCGGCTTTCCGCTGCCTATCACCCCCGATAACCCGCATTTCCGCAGCCCGGGCACGGTCTTGGGCGGCCCAGGATAAGGCCGCCCTCCCGCTTCCTCAGCTGCGCATGAGGCGACGGAAATGCGTCTTCTGGGCCTGCCGCGTCGTCAGGGTCTTAGCCATGAGGTCATCGAGCGCGCGGACGCGCTTGGTCACCTGGTCGAGCAGCGCCGCAAGGATGGCGTTCCCGTCGCCATAGAGGGCATCTTCCAGACGTTCGAGAAGGCTGTTCGCCTCCCGGCCGTCCGCATGCGTCAGCGTCGCCTGGACGACGTAGCCCTGCGCCCAGGGCGCGCTCGCCTCCATGAACTCCAATGCCTTACGCGGTTCGTAAGCGGCGACGTCCTCGAGGTAGACGCGGAGAACCTCAGGGTCGATCTCGATACGACGCGGCGTGCAGACCACCTCGGCGACCAAGCCGCTCCCAAACTCGCTCTCGCCATCCCCTTCGAGTTCCCTGATGTACTGCTCATACAGGGGACAGGCGAACGCGACATTCGTGCCGGCCATCAAGGAGAACTGGCCCTCGCCCTCTCCGACGCGGATGCCTCCGCCGAACGGCACTCCCTGCTCCCAGCGCCGGGCCGAGCGGTCGAAGAAGCGCGCGGGCGGCTCGCCCGGCCTGTCCTGAACCATTGTCCACGGCTCGGCGACCAGGACAGCGCGGATCTTGTCCCTGTTCCTCACCAGGGCGAGCGAGACCACCTCGTAGACCTGAAACCGAACGCGCCCGATCTCCCGGCTGATATAGACCGGGAAGCCGGAGGGGTTCCGCTCGTGGCGGTAGCACTCGCCCTGACCCGAGGCGACGCGGCGCATGAAAAGCCGCACGGAGGGTTCGTGGCCGAGGTCGACAGGGTCATCAGGCAAGGCGACCATGCCGTTGGTCGCCGGGTCGTAGATCACCCCCATTCGCCCGCTCGCCTCGAAGAACTCCTTGAGGTCGATCAGCTCGCCGCCTGTCCCCTCCCGCGCCCTGCCGAAGTAAGTACCCAGCGCGATGAGGTCAGCCGCGAGTTCGTCATGGGGGGCGGACGTCTCTTCGTTGAACGGGGCGAGGTAGTCTGCCACCGCCACGCCGAGGTCCTCCAGAAGCGGAAGCTCCTCCTTCCCCGCCAGCCGGGCGACCGTCCGGACGATCTGGACGTAGCGCTGGAGCTTCTTCGAGATGTCCCGTCTGGCGGCGGCACCCTGAACCAGTTCGCCGATTGGCGTCATTTCCCTGGCCGTGAGCATGTAGCGAAAAGTGCCGCTCGCTTCCTCCACCAGCCCCGCCTCCTTGCAGACGGTCGAGGGCTGCAGACCGTGGGTCCGCACCATCCTGGTGCAGACGGTCATGGCCGCGAACGCCTGCTCGGACGAGAGTCTCCGCCTGGCGCCCACCGGCATGTCGCCGCCGTGCTCGAGCCTGCGAGCGGCGGAAAGGACGAGTTGGCCGAGCGGGCTGCTGGCGGCGGTGGCTGCGTCGGTACGGAGCATTTCGACGATGTCCTCGATGGTCACGGTGACCTCCTATTGCTGAACGGGGTCATCGTCCGAGACGGGGGCGGAAGAGTCACGCTACGCTACGAAATTTTGTTGGCTTCTAATCCGTAGCGCATTCTGCTGGCAATCCGTAGCGCAGTCCGTAGCGCTGTGTGCGACATCCACCCGCCAGCGGCCACGCCGGACCGAGCGGCCGCCGTGTCGGCAAGGTGGCGGAGGTCCCACAGGATGCCGATCAGGCCCATCGGCGGGCTGCCTGGGCGACGGCGGCGGCCAACGCCTCCTCGGCGGCGCGCATTGCCGCGCCCCGGTCCACGTAGAGGTCCGGCGACCCGCGCGTGTGCGCACGGCAGGGAACGACGTAGTAGCCCCACCACGCCCCGACGTCGAACACCTTGGCGGTGCCGCCCGGCGTCTCCAGCCGCCACTCGCACTCTCCGCCGTCCCCGGAGCCGAGCCGCAGGAGGTCCCAGGTCGGAGGCACCTGCGGATCGGTGACGCCGCCCTCGGCACGCGCGCAGGCCCGCACGGCGCTGGCATCCAGCACGCGAATGATGTCGTGGAACATCGCGGCCACCTTCCCCCTGTCTCGCTGCCTTGCGGCCCTCAAGGAAATCGGGCACCCCGGCGGCAAGCCACAAGAGCGGCTGCCGCCTTACCCCACCTGTCCGGTGCCACGCATGCACCTCGGCGCCGTAAGCCGCTGCTCGGGCCGCTGCGGTCCTCGCGCGGCTTCCACCTCGCGGCGGTCCTGCGCCTCCAGGCAGGCGTCTCGCGGACGGCGGCGCTCCTCCTGGCGCTCCTGCCACGCGGCGAACTCCGCCGCGTAGTCGTACGCGAGCGGCTCCTTGGCCGCCTCCTTGCTCCCGGTCGCCGTCAGCGTCATGTGCCAGATGTCACGGCCCTCCTGGCCATCTGCGGGAGCTATCAGCCCGCGCGCATGCAGAGCGACTACGGTCGCGACAGGAACCCCCGGGATTGCTGGCATGCGGCCAAAGAAAGCGCAGTGCAGCCCTCCAGCCCCGCGCTGCCAGATCAGTGGGTCTGGGCGGTCCCGCAGGAGCGCCAGGAGGAACCGCATGCCATCCGAAAGCTGCTGTTTCATGCAGCCGCCCTCGTCAACCCCCAGCGGGCGCACTCGACATCGACGAGACGCCCCAGCGCATCGCGCCAGCTGGCCGGAGGCGCGCCCTCCGCATGCCGAATGGCCAGCGCCATCTGCCGCGCGGCCACCTCGGGCGGCAGCCGTCCGACCCCCGTGCCCAGGCCCGTGCACGCGATGGTCGTCCCGGCCGGGAGCGGGATCCGTCTCGCGGCACCGATAGCCGCGTGCATCGCAAGGTAGGCGTTGACCGAGCCGCGGATGTCCCGTGGGGACTCCATGGTCGGCGCGTAGAGCAGCCAGCGGCCCGTCACCAGATCGCCATCCGCAGGCACGGCCACTGCCGCCCCGACAGGCAGGAAGCCGCCGTGTTCGGATGCAATCGCCGCCCGCACGCGCCCCTCGACGCCGGGAAGCATCCTGGCGATGGCAAGGTCGACACCGCCGTCCATCATGCCGAACGAATTCCCTGCAGCAATGAGGGCATCCCAGCCGGTTGGCTGCAGGAGGCCAGCCGTCGCGGAGACGCCATCGCGGCCCTCGAGAGCGCGCGTCAGCGCGCCGAGGAATGCGGCATGCGGGTCCACAAAGTTGAACTGATACATTCTCGTTCCCTCCGTTTCTTCTCGAGCCGCCTCACTCGACGTGCGCGCCGCCCACAAGCATCTCGGCCGCCATCTGCGCATCCGCGCGCGAGGCCGCCAGCACGACGCACAGCTGCCCCAGACGCGCCACAACGGCGCTCCAACCCTCGCCGCCCGGCATGCGCTGAACGGATGCAAGCAGGCTCTGCTCACCCTCCGGGCCGGCGGTGAGCACCCAAACGGCAGAGCCGTCGTGGGCCCGAACGACATCCCAGCCACGCTCGGCGTTCCCGGTGACCGGTGCCGCCGCCAAGCCAGCCAGAGCGGCCACCACGTCGCGGAACTCGGATCCGGCGCGCCGGACCTCCGCCGACGGCGCGCGCTCCCCACCGATACGGCGGACAGCCGCCACTGGCACGGACGCGAGCGCGGCAAAGAAGGCCAGCGCCCTGGCCACCCGGCGGCCGAACCCTGCGTCCGGGCGGCGAACCTCGGCAACAGCATGACGGGCGGTCATGGCGGCGTCACCTCGTACTCGAACTCGCCGCGGGGCTGGTCCTCCTGGCTGTCGTCGAGCTTGCTGATGTCGAAGTAAATGACGGTCCACCCGGGCAGCTCGGCCTTGATGGCCTGCGCGATGGCCAGCCCCTCGGCGGCGTAGGCGGTCTCGTCGAATGGCACGGGCGACCCGTCCGGCAAGTGGTCGATGCACGCGCTGTATCCATCCGCCCACGTGGCCAGCCGTTCCCGCAGGGCGCCGCTGATCGGCAGGTCTTCCGGATCCATCATGCAGCCGTCTTTCCACCACAGCCCCGAGCTGCAGTGGTCGGGCATCACGCGCACCCAACGGTCCTCATCGTCAGCCATGTCTGCCTCCAGCATCTCACCGCCCCCCGATTATGCCGGTTGCGGCAACCCGAACAGCCTTGGACGCCTTGCCAACACTGCCGGCGGCCCCGCATCCGACGCCGCCGGCGCGCCGCTGCCGCCCTCTTCCTCCCCGTCGTCCAGCAGGTGGACGCGCCACCTGCACGACTGCCGGACCGCCTCCGCCAGCGCCGCGGCGACGGCCTCCGCGGACGCGCCGTCGTGCAGGCCGGACAGCAGGCGCTGGGCCCGGCCGACGGCGCCCGGCCGGGGCGTGAGGACGACAACGATGGCGGGGGCGTCCTCATCGGTCATGGGGCGGCCTTCGCAGCCTCGGCGGCGTCGCGGATGATGGTGGCGATGCTGTCGCGGATCTCCTCGAGCACGTCGTCGTCCACAAGCCCGAGTTCGTCGCCGATGCCCCGCCGCGTGGACAGCTCGTCGAGGATGTCGGCCGCCGCCGCGTCCGCCCAGTCGCCGTCCTCGGCCTCTTCGGCATCATCGGCAAACGGAGCCACTTCGCGAACCTGGACCGCCGTGCCGTCGGTCAGCCGCACGACGCCATCCGGGTACGCCTCCAGGACGGCCGCGTGAACCTCTGGCGACACGAAGGCGGTGTAGGGGCCGCTCATTTGCCCCCGGCTGCCTTCGACGAGGGCTGCAACGGCATCACGGATGTCGTGAATGTTGACATGGCTCACGATGAACCTCCGTTCGTCCGGGCGTCATGCGCGCCCAGGGCGTTCCTCGGGTCGAAGCTGTAGCCCCGGCGATCAAGCCGGCGGTCCGCGAACGTGCGGGCCGCGTCGGTCCAGTAGGCCGCCCGCCCCTGCCACCACACGGTATCGCTTGGCGCCGGAAGGTCCGCCTCAGCGACGACGTGGATGGCCAGCTCGTCCCAGCCGTCGACGCACCAGACGCGGGCGACCTCGCCCTCGCGGCGGACCTCAATGACCTTGCCGCCAATCATGGCGCGGTCCTCCTGCCCGTCCTCGCCCGGAACGCCGTCAGCGCGTCGTCCGCCGCCGCCCAGGCTTCCAGTGCGCGCGCCTCGGCCCGGTCGGCGGAACGGGCTGCCTTGCAGGCGTCAGCGACAGCGCGGGGGTCCCGCAGGGCGCCAGTCTTCCACTCCCGCTCAACCGCGACTTTGCGGTGCCAGGCCGCATACCTGGCAGACGTCGCCGCATTGAGTGCCGCCAAGGTATCCCTAGCCGCAAAGAACAGCGTGCGCCGTTCCACGTCGTCTGCATCCGGTGCGGGCGACGTGAACCCCTTCAGGATGGCGCGCTCGACATCCCGTCGTGCATCCTCGCGAACGCTGCCTTCGGCGTCCCGAATGGCACGGCCGATGGCGTCCGGGCGCTCGGCCAGCTTGCGCATGGCGGAGATGGCGCCGCGCATCGCGGCTTGGTCGGCACGGCACGAGGTAACGGACTTGGTGCTCATGCCCTGGACGTCCTCTCCGTTACCGAGACTCCAAGCAATTTGGCGATCCGCTCCACCACGGCCTCAACTGCATCCATGCCGTCCCATCCAACCGAATCATGGTCCACGGTGCAGACTCGGCGCGCACCAAACCGGATGTGCAGAGCCTCCCCACGACGTGTGACGGTGAACCCGGGCAAGTCCTGAACGCCCAAGTTGTTGGGTGCACCGTTGCGGATGACGGCGGCCATGTTGTCTCGGAGACCGGCAATGCGTTCAGCACCCGAATCCACCAGCGCCGCGCCGACTGCCGAGCTAGGCAAGCCAAGCAGGTCCGTCATGATGCGCGACGCTGCGATGTCCGCCCAGTCGGCGATGGTGTCGGATCCCATTTCCCCCTCCCCGCAGCCGAACGATGTGCAGCCGCCTCAAATCAATATCGTCCGCCACCCTGCATAACTGGATGGCGCCGCGCTCCCGAGGCGGCCGGGGAATGCGGCCGCCCTGCGCGTGCCTACCGAAAGCGGCGCTCGCGCTGCATCCGGCGCAGGCATTCGGCTGGCGTCTCGCCCCGCTGCATCTCGTAGCTGCAGCCGACCGTGCCGCCCTTCCAGGAGCCGCGCTGCTCGCCGACCCCATCGCTGAAGGACACCTCGATCGTCCGGCTTACGCGCCGGACCCACGGCAGCCACCGGAGCCACGACAGCCGCCACTCGCGCTCCTCGACGGCGATCGTAGCGGTCACCTCCTGCACCTCGCCGCTGTCCGTCACGTAGCGATAGGGGTGCGTCTCGGTCGCGGCCAGCGGGTTATCCATCCGGCCCGCGAAGATTTCCGGGCATGGCACCCAGCCGCCGACGGCCAATACGTCGTGCCGCTCGCAGCGCCAGGCGCGCCACGGGAGGTCGTAGACCTTCCCCGGGTGCCCGTAGCCCCACTGGACGTGCACATTGCCTCCCCCCAGGTCGGCCTGGAAGCCCCAGGCACCCTCGCCCTTCACTTCGCGTCGAGGGAGCGGGAGGGAGACACGGAGCTTCCCGTATCCCGGCTGGACGAAGAGCGACCAACCGCCGCCATAGACTGCCGACCATTTCCTGAGCCTGAGGACCAGCCCCCAGCCGGGCGTCCATTCGCCCCAGGTGAACCGGATGGTCCTGCCGTCGAAGCGGCGGGCACCAAGGGCGCGTAGCAGCGGCCCGGGCGAGCGCTCCGGGATCACCGCCAGTTCGTAGGGAATGCTGTTCGCTGGCATCGTTATCCTCCCCCCGTCGTCCGTCGTTCAGTCCTTGTCCGCCCGGAGCCGGGCGTAAGCACCCGCGCGCCAATCCGGGTCGCGGCTATTCTCGAACTCCTCCCCGCATGCGGCGCACCGACGCAGGGTCTTGGTGACCTCGAGAACAACGCCCCGTACGACCTCGCCCTCGCGGCGCTCGAAGCGGACCACGCCGCCAAGGGCGCCGCATGCGGGGCAGGTCGCGTCGGGAAGCGGCGTCTCATTCATCGCCGGCGCCCTCGCGCACGTAGGCGTCCTCGGGAGTGTCCGCGCCCGGAAGGTCCGCCAGTTCGCCCCCATGTTCGTCCAGATTTCGGCCTTCACCCCGAGCACGCGCTCAAGGGCGCACGCCGTCGTCGGATCAACAGGGCTCTCGCCGGAAATCATCTCGCTGACCATCTGCGGCTGGCATCCGATACGGCGCGCCAAATCGGCCTCACTCCAGCCCCGCACCTCCAGGTGCTCGGCAATCACCGCACCAGGCGGCACCGCGTAGTCCGGGTTCCAGCCGAACTGGGCCTGCTTCACCACGGCACTCCTCCGTTCCTCGCGGACGTCGTGCCCGGGCTGCCGGACATCAGCACGTCGCTGTCGAGCCAGCCCTGGCACCAGGCCATCCAGGCGCGCGTTTCGGTTAGAAACGGATTGGCGGCCAGCGGCATGCCCAGGGCCCGCGCCAAGGAGCCTTGCGCCCTCTCGTCCGGCTCGTAGTCCTCCGGCAGCGCAGCCGCCTTCTTGCGCGCTCTCATGCCGCCTTCCTCCCCCTCGCGGCCGTCGCCCTCGCGGCCGCCGGCGCGCCGACGGTCAGCCGCAGGAGCGCCAAGGCGTCAGCCTCGTTGTCGTCGCCGGGCTCGTGCCCAGCCGCCCGGACAGCGGCGATGACGGCATCCTTGGACGCGTTGCCCGACCCGGCCGCGTGAATCTTGATGGTCTGCACGGGAACCCCGGCGTACGGGATGCCCCGCTCCTCGCACCAGGCCGTCAGCGTGGCGAGAAGCCCTCCGTAGACGTGGGCCGCATCTGTTGACATGTGGCGGCGGACTTCTTCGAAGGCGACCTGCCGCAAGCCGCCCGACAACGCCTCGACTTCCGACAGCCAGGCGCGGAACCGGAGATACCGCATGCCGCCGCCCTCGAAGCGGCCGCCGCGCAGCGACTGGGTGCCCGACGTGATCAGGCCGTCCGGCGTGCGCAGGGCCCAGCCCGTCGAGGTGCCGAGGTCGAGCGCGAGGACGGCGCCGGGCGTGTTCATGCCGCGTCTCCCCGCCCCGCAGCCGCCCGACGGGTGCGCGCGGCCGCGGCATGTTCCCGGTCAACGGCGTCGTAGTGGTCGGCGAGGCGATCAAGGGTTGCCACGAGTGCGCCGACGAGCGCCACGCGGTTCAGCCGCCGGACGCGCGCGGCGACCGCCTGCAGCTCGGGCGGCAGTGCGCCGGCGGCGCCGGTGGAAGGCGTCAGGACAGCCTCCAGGCGCGACAGCGACAGCCCGGCAGCGACCGTGAGCTGCAGCAGGGCATCACCGAGCAGTCCGATGGCCGCACACGCTTCGCGGTAACGCGTCGCGGCGTCCAGCCGCCGCACGATGCCGCCGTCCGTCGCCGTCACCGACGTGTCAACTCTCACGCGGTCCGAAGCCGGAGCGGCCCCCTGCCCGACACACAGCGCGCCTTCGTAGTCGCGCTGCCAGAGCGAGGCCGCGTTGGCGAGCCGGTTGTCGATCGTCCCGTTGGCGAGGAGGGCGTCGATCCCGGATCCAGCGCGTTCGACACGGATGCGGGAACCGGGCGCTGGTTCGGCGACCACGCGCTCGCCGTGGTCCCAGCGCTCGATGGGCGCGACATCCGACGGCGCGCCGCCATTCAGGGGTTGGCGGTCATCGTGGCGAACGTGCCAGGGGACGCGCCTGCCCGTGGACGTCGACTGCTGCTTGGGCTCCCGCTTCCGCTTCGCGGCCATCTCACCCCTCCCCCAAGGATTCCCCGGTTACCGGGGCGGCTATTCCGTGAATCGTAAGCGCGGTTGTTGCATATCTGGCTGATTTTCAGGGGCAGGGCGGCGGTTCGCCTTCCCGCCGCCCCGCCGCGCACAGCCGCCCTCAGTGGACCGTGGCGGCGGTTTCCCGTTCGAGGGCTGCACGGCATCGCTCGAGCGCCCGGACGGACACGCACGCGTCCAGGGGCGCCTGCCATCCGAAATCCGGGTGGGCGCTGTAGAGCCAAGCGTGCGCGTAGCTGAGGTCGCCCCACGCTTCGACGGCCAGCGCCTGCAGGGTCGCCCTGCACCACTCGAGGCGGTCCGCGAGCAACGGCTCGGCGTCTGGCGACCAGTCCAGCCCCTCCTCGTCGTCACCGTCCTCCTGGTCCCCGGCGACGGCCGGGAACCCTGCCAGCACGACCGCCGGCGGGGCAGCGGTGGGCGCCACGACGGCTTCGAGATGCCCGGCGGCCATCGGCATGGGGGCGGCGGAGACGATCACCGGGGCGGCTGAGGTGGACGCGTCAGCGTCCTCGGGCGAGGCGGCAGACCGGATGAGGTCGAGGACGGACACCCGGTGGCGGTCCTGCACAGTCGAAGCCGCCGGGGCTCCTGCGGTCGCCGAGCCAGCGCCAGGACGCCCGGCCCGCCGGATGCCCTTGCGCGGCGCGCTCGCGGGCGCCTGCGGCGCTGCAGGCGCCGGGACGCCCTCCGGCAGCCGGATCTCGCTCCCGGCCGCCTGTGGGTCTTCCTGGGCGGCTGGGAGCGGCGCGGCGGCCGGGGGCTCGGAAGCCGCCGGGGCGGGCGTGGCGGCGAGAGCAATGACATCGGCAGCGCCGTCGGCGAGGGACAGCCGGGAGGCGAACGGCAACGCCTTGCTTGCCCGGCCAAGCACGTCAGCGCACGTATCGCCAGAGCGAACCCGGACAGCGGCGCGGGAACGGCGATGGCGGGTGCCTCCGGGGGTAACCCGGTCGTAGGTCACCTCCACCCAACGGGCAATTCTGTTAACCTCGCCAAATTTGTTGGCAATAAACGTAAGCCAGTCGGTTCTATATATAATAGGAGACTCGCTTACGTTTATCGTCAACAGACTTTCCTCTGCCGTCGAGGCGGTCAACGATTTCTCCCTCGCGGTGGCACGGGCTACCCGCACGGCATCCGGACTCTTCCAAAGGTCGGGATAGGCCGCCGCCATGTCGGTCGCGTTCTCGGGAATGACCCGGCCCTCGACCTCCATCATGCGGAGCTTGCTCGGCACGAGGTCGTTCCAGGTCACCAGCTCGTCGACGATGAGTCCGTCGACAGGGACGCTCGTGGCGAGCACGATTTCGCAGGGCGCGTCCTCGGCGCGGTGGATCGGGCGGCAGCGCGCCAGGGACTGCGTGATCTCGGCGTCGCGGACCTGCAGCAGGACGGCGTCGCACCGCGGGTCGGTGTGCGCAGGAACGGAGACGGGCACCCGCCGACCGTCGCGGAGCTGGATGTATCGGATCGTGGTCGGCCAGTCCTTCTCGTCCGTCCGGTCGCCGCGGCCGTCCCGCGCGAACGGCAGCAGCGCCAGCGGCCGGGGGTCGCGGAAGAAGATGCCGCGGGCAAGGGACTCGATGGCGCCGACGGACGGCTGCAGGCGGCCCGCCACCACGATGCCCGTGGTCTCCTTCCAGCCGTCCAGGCCGCGATTCGCGTTGAAGTGGGCCACGTCGAACGGCAGGGAGTCCGGGGTCGCCAGCGGGAGCTCCGGGGTGCCGAGCCGACCCCGCTTGGCCCAAGCCTGCCGCACGCCGAGGAAGGTGATCAGCAGCGGGCGCCGGGCGCGGGCCTTGGCCGTCGCGCCGGACATGTCGGACGGGTGGCCGTGCCGGTCGGCCATGTCGAGCATCATGTTCCAGAGGTCCTCGCGGCGGGCCTCGGCGCGGTCGGTCTCGGACTTGGAGCCGGGGCGGCCCAGCAGCATGGACTTGCTGACCGGGCGCTCGCCGACCTGCCGCACCCGGCAGCGCGGGGACCACGCGGCCGCGATGACGTGGATGTTGCCCTGCACACGCGGGTAGAAGCGGCAGGCGATCTCCGGGTCGAGGTCGGCGTCGATCAGGATCACAGGCAGCTCGGTCAGGCGCGGGTCCGCCGAGTAGTGAAGTAGGATCCCGTTCTCGAGCTGCTCCGTCTCTTCGTTCCAGCGGCCGTGGACCCGCTCGATGCCGACCAGCTGGTCTCGCTCGAGGGCAAGCTCGGCGCCGAGCACGCGCCAGAAGCGGGCGAAGCCGAACGCCTCCTCGCGGCGTGCCCTTGAGACAATCGCCAGCTGCTCAGCCTCGTCCATGTCTGGCGTGATGTCCGGCGAGCCGAGCCTAGTGTACTCGAAGCCCGCCGCCCACTCGCACTCCTCGGCGTCAAGGCCGGCGGCGCGGAAGTCGGCGAGCGAGATGGTCTTGCGGGGGTTGTCCAGCAGGATGGCGCGGACCTTGTCGAGAAGCCCGGCGTGCCGGACGGTCATGCCGTTGCGGCGCAGCTCGAAGTCGCCGCGGTCCTCCCCCTTGCGGGCATGCAGCTTCTCACCCGGCTCGCGCACGGTCAGGAAGGCCGCCGGGTCGACGGACACCGTCCGGGTCAAGGCTCGCCAGAAGGACTCGTCGACGACCAGGAGGTCGAAGGCTTTCTCGGTGAGCCCCTCCAGCGGGGTCGACAGGTACTGGTGGGCGCAGACCCAGAGGGTCGGCCCGGACTTGCGGTCCTTGAGCGCCTCGATCTGCGCCAGGTAGGGGCAGGTCGCCGCGAAGAGGCACTCCTTGGGCTCGTCGCCCTTCTTGCAGGGCTGGCGGCACAGGGTCGTCTTCACCGGGGCGGAGAGCTGCGCGAGCATCTCGGCGATGTCCGCCTTGGCGCACATCTTGGAGTCCGGGTCGTCCGGGCGCGGCTGTGAGCGGCCCCGTAGCACACGGACGTCGATCCCGAGCTGGCGGGCGGCCTTGGCCACGTCTTCGGCCAGCTTGAGGGTCGGGGCCGCGTAGAGCACCCGCAGCCCCTCGCACTCGGGGGTCGCCAGGGCTTGCAGGATGGCGACGGTCTTGCCGAGGGAGGCCATGCCCTTGATGGCGAGGGCGGGCGGCTCGCCGACGCGCTTGGCGGCGACCCAGGCGGCGGCGGCCGCGACGTGCTCGCGGACCAGCGCGGTCAGGGCGGCCGACGCCTCGGCGGCGCTCATCTGCGCGGGCAGCGCCTGCCCAGGAACGGCGGCCGGGAGCGCCGGGCCGGCGAAGTAGGTCCGCAGATGCCCGCTCGCGACGTTACGCATGGTCCGCGAGACCTTCTCGGCAATGGTCGCCTTGAGGTCGCGCTCGCGGGCCCAGCGGCCGTCGATGACCGCGCCCTCGCGGAAGGACGATTCCACTGCCTCGCAGAACGCCGCGAAGAGCCCCGCGTCGGCGCCATGCTCCTTAGGCTCGCCGGGCCAGTTGGAGGCGTCCGCGACGATGCGCAGCACCAGGTCGCGCATGAACCCGTCGCGCCCTTCGAACACCAGGCCGTCCTCGTTGCGCGGATAGCTGCCGCCACGCATGCGGGCGCCCCGCACGCCGTGCACCGAGGCGTCACCCTGCACCCAGGCGGCGGGGGCTGAGGTGCCATGCCAGAACGGGAACTTATCGGCGACCGCCTCCAGGAAAGTGGCGACCTGCTCGGAGGTCACCAGCGGCAGCGCCTCCGGGCCCGCCGTCAGCGGCTGCGCCGTCGGCGACATCCACTGGAAATACCTGCCCGTCTTGTGGTGGCGGCCGTAGATGGTGATCAGCTTGCCCGACGACAGGATTTCGAGGCCGTCGCCGGATTTCTCTGGCCGCCCGAAGCCGTCCCTAGCCTCGAAGTTGCGCGAGAACGAGGGCGGCATGTCGCCGGGAGTCGTGCGGTAGAGCAGCGCCAGCTTGGGTGCACGGCCCTCGCGCATGAACGTGGTCGGCCCGAGGTGCTCCTCGGCAAGCTCCATGATGGCGTTGGAACGGACCTCGTCCATGCAGTCGATGTCGACCGCGAACGCGTTGCCGCTCGCGGGCCCGAACACGCAGGCGACGTTCAGCGTGGCGCAGTGACCGCACCAGAGGTCAAGGACGTCGGGAGCCGGAAGGCAATCTCGGAGGTGGTGGTCCTCGGCCCACTTGATGGTCTGCTGGAACACCCGGCCCGGCCGGCGGCCGTCGACTTCCTGCGGGAACACCGACCAGCCACGGGCGACCAGCGCCCTGCCGTGGAGCCCGAAGATGCTCTCGCCCTGCTGGTATAGGATTTCGGTGGTCTGGCCGGTCGGCCTGCTTTCCGCGCGTGCGCTGTCTTCGATGCCTACAGCGGCATCATTGACTTTCTCGTTTTCCGAAGACATGATCGACACCGTTGGTAAATGAGGCGCCGGGAGGAGGGGCGGCAACCCCTATGATCCCCGGCGCTTTCATTTTGCCCACGCAGCAGCGCGAAACTCAAGCAAGTCGCCTTGTCAACATTATAGCTGGCGACTTCGCCTTCCCGGATTCTTGCCGTGCCACGGCAAGCCCTACGCGGCGGACGGCAAGCCCTTGTCGGCTTCGGGCATCCGAGATTCTGCAGCCGCCTCGGAGAACCATCCGCACGCCGCCTCCCCAAACGACGCCGCAGTGGCCCAAGGATGCCCGTGGATCAGGTGCGCGGCCGCCGCAGCGGCGCAGGCGGCCATCTCCGCATGCTTGCCGTCGGCGCTCGGGAGGCACCGCACGAGTGCGCCGGCCGCAGCGCATTCCGGCGCGCAGCCGTCTTTCACGGCGGCCAGTGCGGCGCGCGCTATGGCGGCCGCGACGATCTCGGCATGCTGCCCGTCGCGCACGCCACCCAGGCGGTGCAGGGCACGGCCGCAGAGGCGCGCGATGGGGCCATGGACTCGCCAGGCGACCTTACTCGCTTCCACCGTTGTCAACATTTCTCGGCCTCCCGGCTGCAACTACGCAAAGCATGGGCCAAGGTGAGCCTAGGGCTCAAGGACGTCGGCGCACGCCACGTGTCGTCAACAACTTTCCTGCGTCGGAATGCTTGCCTTTCTTCCGTCGTGTCCCTCATCATTAGGGACAGGGCAACCAAGCCCACTGGGAGGCATCAATGGACTTCGGTTACAGTATCTCGCAGAGCGCGGAGCGGGACCGCCTGCAAGTCACGTTCGCGGACCCCGCGTTTCTAGCTGTCATTGACTTGACGAAGGTCATGCGCGTCGGCTCGCGCCGTGATGCGGCCAACCTCGTCACGCACTACGTCTTCCCGCCAGAGGTCGAGCCGGCCGTGCGCGCGCACATCGCGCAGAAGGAGGACGACATCATCAACGGCCCCGCGCGCCTGGCGGCGGCACGGGCTGAGGCTGACGCTCGCCGCGCGGCGGCCGACGAGAAGGCCAGCCGCGCAAAGGCTGCCGCGGAGAAGCGGTTCGCCGCCAAGGTCGCGGCGGCGGACGCCGCGGGCGTCAAGATTGAGGTCTCCGCGACGACGCTGAGCATGCCGTGCTACGCAAAGGGGGCGCCAGAGCTGCTGCGGAGCGCCGGGGCGAAGTGGGACGCCGCCGCTCGCAAGTGGCGGTTCCCGGAATCCGCTTCCCCGGCCATCCGCGAGCTCGTGCCGCAGCTCAAGGTCCTCGTCGTGCAGGCTCTGAATGGTGGGCCGTCCGGCGGCGGCGGCCGGCGGCGCAACAGCGGGATCGGCGCTCGCTGGGGGATGACGGACCGCGAAATCGTCGCCGAGATCGGCTACCTTCCGTCGTCCGAGGACGCGATGCAGAGCGCGTTCGGCGCGTCGGACTACTGACGTGACAGGGGAGCCATCCCTGCTGGCGCGCCTCGCCATCGTCGGCGAGGCGCTGCACGGCGCCGAGTGGCAGCGCGCCATCGCGCGCGACCTCGGTCCGCTTCACCCGGCGGGCCCCCGCCCACAGATCGACGACCGCCTCGTGCGGCGCTGGCTGGCTGGGGAAAGGCCGGTGCCCGCGTGGATCGGCGACGCCCTTCCCGCGCTCCTCGAGCGCGCCGTGAGGGAGCGCCAGCAACACATGGCGTCCCTCGAGCGCCTGCGCGCCAACCTCGCCCGCGCGACCGCCGGCGGCTCCTGAAGACGGCTTCGACGTCCATGCCGCCCGGTGCTGGCGGCGGTCCGGGGCGCGAAAACCGACGCCGTGCAATTACAGTGGCTTACCGTGTGCTGCACGGTATTTTGCCGTGCATGTGCCGGGCTGTCGCCGTGCGCCCGAACGACACCCTTTGTGTTGCACGGCTGCGGAAAGGTGTTGCACGGACTTCGAAGAAGTGTTGCACGGCGTCGAACTGGCGTTACCAGGCGGCGAAGAGGTGTTGCACGCCTCAAATCATCCTATGGGCACCCTCGGGAAACTCACTGACAGCATCAGCGCTTTCGGCTGCAACGCATGCCCTGGACATCCCGGGGTGCCTCAGGCGCGCGTTGTCGCGCACGCTCGCCACCTCGTGGACAGCGGGCCGCGGCACGGCACAGCCGCCCGAGAACCTGATGCGGCGCCCATAGCGGGAGGTCGTCCGGGTTGCGGCATGGCCCAGGAGCGCTGCGATTTCCGTCCGCGTAGCGCCGCCCGCCCGAGCTGCGGTCGCTGTCTGGTGGCGCGCGGACACCAGCGTGTAGTGCCGTCGGCCTTGCCAGATCCGGCGGCATGCCTCACGCAGGGCTCCCGCGCAGGCGAGATGGTGGTCCTCGTACGTGCCGGAATCCGACCACCGCTTGGCGTTGCCGAGCATGCGGTGCACGGCGCCCATCGCTTCCTCCGGTAGCGGGGAGAGATCGAGGGTCCGCCAGTCGCCATTGCCGACGCCTTCCCGCCGCTTGGCATTCAGAACGTGCAAGGTTTTCCCTTCCAAGAAGGCGGAAGGCCATTCGCAGGGGCGCAGCCCGGTCGCGATGCCAGCCGCGAGCCAGTCGGCCGTCGCATGGGCATGCGAATGCCGGGAGAAGTGCATCAGGAACACGGTAAGCTTCTCGGCGTCCTGGGGCGGGATGGATCGCTCACGCAGGCTGGAATCCTGCCGCGGCGGACGCGGCATCCGCGGGTCGTACGGCTCGCGGAGGAGCGTCTCGGCCGTCAGCACCGCTGGATCATCCATCTGCGCCAGCAACCCGTACCTGACCGACTGCCGGTAGATGCGCCACGTGGCCTTGGACATGGTTGGCCGAAGGCCGACGAGCCATTCGGCGACCTTCACCGGATCTGGGGCGGCGTCGGCCGGAAGGCCCGCCTCACGTCTCCAGCGAGCGACGAGTGCGGTCGCGCGCTCAGCGTATGTGGCGAGCGTTGCGGCAGAGGGCGTCGAGGTGTTCATGCGGACCTCCGTCGGGAGCGTGGGCGCCCGTGATTCAAAGGTTCGCCGTCAACACGCAGACGTCCAGGAACGGCAGCCGGCGACCAGGATGATGGCCGCCGGCTCCAATGTTGACAGTGTTGACAATGGCGGCCTGCGCCCATGCGGCGGCGCCGACCGGAAGGACGGAGATGCCTCGGAGCCTCAGAGGGGCACGATCTTTGGCTCGGCCCGCCACCACCCGGACGGGTGTCGATCCAGCGCGAGAAACCGGAAACTCCGTTCCCGCAGGAACGCAACCAAGCGGTCCTGGGTGCGAGAGGTAGACGCAACGAGGATCAGTCGTGGTGCCATCTTCCGCAGGCGGCGGTCCAGGTCGTCGCGGATCTCTGGTAGGTCAAAGAGAGCATGCCACGTCCGGTCGCGCACCGCCTTGTTGATGGCGCACCTTGGCTTGGCCGTGCACGCAGCCAAGCTCGTTTGGTATTGCACCGCGTTGACGACGGCGATCCTGAATCCACCCGCTACGCCGTCCGGAACATGCCGGGCGACCTTCTCCAGCAGCCCGGGAAGGCGGTTGAGAACGACTCGGTTTACCTCCGTGTCGCGTAGTGGTCCGAGGGCCTCGCCCCTCCCGCGATCCGCGTACTCTGAGCGGTGCGGGGATTCGATGAGTAGGGCGTCGCATTCTTGTAGGGCATTTCTTACGGAAACGAAGTCGCATGCGCACGCGTGTTCGGTCTTGCCGTCCCACTCGAAGCGCGGGGTGGGGTCGTCGTCCACCCGTCGGGTGGCGCAGAACTGCCAATCCGGCAATTGGAGGATGCCTGGTTCCGCAGTCAGTGTTGGGTCGAACCAGCTCCATTTCCGCAGGCGGAGTTGGTATCGGATTTCCTTGACGGTCGGGCTATCACCGCCCGGCGGTGGAGCAATCCGGGCGACGACCTCGCGCGCAGATAGTGGTGGCATGGGTGGCCTCCCGGCCCGGCCGCGTCGTACGCCTACTGTCCGAGGCACTCGGCCACGACATCCTCCCAGCGCGTGTAATCGAGCACTTCCTGCTGGATCAGCTGCACGATCCGGTGGCGATCCTGGCGCAGTCGCTTCGCTTCGTCGGCACGGTCGGTCCCGATCAAGTAGGAGCGCAGGAAGTCATCGAGCCCCTCGCCCGGCACGCCCGTGGTCCCGTTGATGACCAGGGAACAGATTGGCGGCAGGCAGACGCCCCAACGTTCGCCGATTTCCATGACTGCACGCCCAACGCGGCCGAGCGGGTGGCCGTACTTGGCCAGGGTGCCTGACGGCCCGCGCTCCGGGTGGCGCCTGGCCAGGATTCCGTCCAAATCCAGGTAGGTCATGGGTGCTTCCGCCTCCGCCAGCACGGGCAAGCTCTGCCGCGCCGTCACGGCCGCCCACAAATCACCCTTCAGCACCTCTGGCATGTCGCCGCTGGCGCGGCAGGAAGCGAGCAGGCCGGGGTTGCGCACCAACTCTGCGAGCAGGCCCTGGACCACATATTCGGCCCACCGGGGCGGATCATCCATCGCGAGCGCGTTCGAGAGCGGCTTTCGAGGAATTTCGGCGAACAAGGCGGCCTGGCGGACCGAAAGCCCGCTCCGCTCCAGGAGCAATCTGGGGTGCATCTATCGTGGCTCCATTCACAGCTATCAAGCAGGAATGGCGCCACGATAGATGGCGGGTATCTGGTTTGCAAGCTGAATGGTTTGACCTCGAAAGAGAAGCTGATCAGGTCGCTGCCGCCTCTCCATCCCGGCGGCGACGGGACGGTACGCGGCGAGCAGCTCGAGGACGGCTGGCTGCTCGACGCCGAGACGCACCGCGGCGTGACGGCTGGCGCGGCGGCCTTGCGGTCCGCCGAGCGGCGCGCGGTCACAGGGCGACTTTCGCGGGCGGCGTCGAGAGTCGCCCCTGGTGACCGCGCGCTCTCCCCTGGCTGCCTTGGTGGACGTGCGCGGCGATGCCGCGGGGGCGGCCAGTTCCGCCTTTGGCGGCGTGACGGCGACCGGGGCGGCCTTTCGCCCCGCCGGCGGCCGGGCCGTCGCCTGGGCGGCTGGCATCGCGGGCGGCGTCGGGAGAGGCAGGACGGCCCGGCGCCTGGCGGCTGCGCGCCCTTCCGCCTTCGTCGCCTTGGTGGACGTGGCGGCGTCCTTGCGCCTTGCAGGTGGCTTGGCGGTCGCCGGAACGGCCGTGCGCGCTGCCGCCGGCCGCATCGGCGCGGGCAGCGGCCGCCCATGCGCGGCGCACCAGCGCCTCACGGCCTGCCGCAGCGACGTTCGGTCAACCCCGAGCTGCTGCGCGGCCGCCCTCTGGCTTGTGCCGCCCGTCAGCAGCCTGTAGGCCGCCTCCGGGTCAACTGGCGCACGCGTCCGGCGCGGGAAAGGGCGCACGGCAGGTGGCATCGGGAGCCCCTGCTCGGCGCACCAGCGGACCGTAGCCGCCCTGAGCGTTGAATGCCGCACGCCGAGCGCCTTCGCCGCCCGCTTCTGCCCCATGCCGCCCATGAGCATCTCGTAGGCCGCCTTCCGGTCAAAGGTCCGCCTCGACGGACGGGGCGCGCTGCTCCCTCCCGTGGGCCGGAATGGTGAGGCAAGCCCGCTTTTCGTGATGTAAACCTTGATGCCGAGGCTGACCGCCGCGGGACTGACGCCGAACCGGGTGGCGATTTCCCTCCGCCTCATGCCGCCGGCCGCAAACTGGTAGGCTTCCGCGTGCCATGCGCCGTCGTGGGCAACCGCGTGGCTGTCGGTTCTGTTCAAGGCTTCCCTCCCTTGCCGAGCGGAACCCGGGCGGCACGAGGCCGCCCGGTTGTTGGTCAGGCGGCGATGCCAGATTGGGCCCGCCGGAGCCGGGCTTCGATGTCACCCCAGTAGTCCGGGGTGAGCTCGCAACCGAGCGCGCAGAAGCCCTCGAGCAGCGCGGCTTCCAGCGTCGTGCCGCTGCCCGCGAACGGATCCATGACGACCCCGCCGGGAGGGGTGACGAGGCGGCACAGATGGCGCATGAGAGTGAGCGGTTTCTGCGTGGGGTGCTTCCCCATGCGGTCGCGCGCGCAAGCTTTGGCACAGAAGTAGAAGCGCGAGGCCGTCCCCGTGTCGCCGCGGGGCGCCATGGACGCGTCGGACCTCCCCATCTTGCCGTAGACTCCGCCCGTGCGCGGAGACGCCGCATTGGCGCTGGACCGCCCTTGCTGCCCCGGCCGCTCGCCGAACGCCGCATAGGCCGCCTCGACTTCCTCCGAGCCGTCATGAATGACGTTTCCAGGCCAGCGCCCGTTGTCGGTGACGGTCCGCTCGATGGTGGCGCGTTCCTTGTACGCCTCGGTGCCCTGGCCGTAGTTGCCGCCCCGGATGTCGGGGTAAGACACCGTGCGGGTCTTCCCGGTGCCCGTGCCTACCCGGCAGCCATCGATGTTGATGCCGCCCGTTCCCCACTGGAGCACCGTCTCGGCCACGGTACCGTCAAGGGGCTTCCGGGCTGCGATGATTGGCTCGTAGCAGGGCTTCAACGCTGAGCCCCACCCGGACCAACGGGCGGCCTCGGCGGTGGCGGGCGCCCCGTGTTTCACCCCGGAATGCCTCAGGCTCATCTTTTCGACGGCCTTGCTCACGTCAACGGACTTTGGGAAGCCTGTCGCATGCTTCCACGCCACCTCGGATCCCAGGCCATCCTGATCGTTCAGGAGTTCGAGCAGGGCACCGCGCTGGTCGTCTGTCAGGCTGGCCCACAGCGGCCCGAACTTCGTCTCTGGCGAGTACTCGTAGCGGATGCGGTCCCGGATCTCGAACCCGGCGTCCTCGATGGCGACGGCGAGCCGATGGACGGTGCGCGTGCCGCCGAAGCCGAGCAGATGACCACCCGGCTTGAGCAGACGCCGTACAAGGTCCCAGGTCTCGGCACGGAAAGCGACATCGCCTCCATCCCATGCCTTCCCCATAAAGCCTGTGCCAATCATTGATCGGCCCGCCGGACTACGGGTGTTGACACTGGCCAATCCCGTTCCGCCCCTCTTGCCAGCGGTCAAGTGGTACGGCGGATCGGTCACCACGGCGTCGATGGAGTTCTCGAAGCCCAAGTCGAGGAGCTGCCGCATGATCTGCAGGCAGTCCCCCCTGTAGTAAGCGCCATTGCCGATTTCGACAGGCGCGAAGGTCAGCTGCGCCGTCTCCGCTGGCGCGGTGTTGTCAAGGATTTCCAAGGGAACCTCCGCAACGGAGGTTGGCAACCGGAGGGCGCCGGCGATGGCCGGGATGCCCTCAAAACAAACGCGCGGGCACCGAACAGGTGCGCCACCATGATGTTCGGCAACGGACCCTGCCGATGCAAGAGCATCCCGGGGCAAAATGAAGGCCGGGCATCCTCGCGGGTGCCCGGCCCTGTTCCGCGGCGGCTGCGTTCAGGTCGCCGACGCCTTGGCGATGGCGCGCGCCGCAGCCCTTCGGTGGGCCTCAGCGACCGGGCGGTATGCCGCGAGAAGCTCGAAGACCTCGGGAAGCGAGACGCCCATCCTCCTGGCGGCGGCCTGGATGCTCAGGCCACGCCAGTGCACGAAGTCCCATGCCGTCGCCGGGGTAGCTTCGATCTTCGTGGCCGGCGTGACGGGCGCAGCCGCCTTTGAAGCGCGCAGCCCGAGCGTGGCGCGGTCGCGGATGACCGCTTCGTATCGGATGCCGAGGGTCGTCGCGATATCCGCCGGCGCCATGCCCTCCTCGGTCATCCGCAGGACGTCGGCGCGGCGCCTGGCTATCGCCGAGCCCCTCGGCAGGCTGTCGTCAGGCATGGATGGCCTCCATCTCTTCATGGGCGGCGATCAGCGCGCGCCGCCAGTTCCAGCTCTCCGATGTCGCCCGGCGCACGGGGGCGTCGACGATGAAACGGTGGCCCATGTGCCAGCCGCCACAGAACGAGCAATGATACACCTGATGCGCATCGAACGCCCGCTCGTGCCGCAGCCGCTTGTGCGCCTCGGCCGCCCGCGTCTTCGAGGGGAAGCGGACCTTCCCCTCGCAGGACCGCTCCAGCGTGAACCGCCGCCGTTCAGACATGGCACGTTGGCCGCAGGTAGACGTCGACGGGCGGCGAGATCCAATCGTCGCTGCGCTTACACTCCAGGCAAACCCGGTTGCCGATGCTGTCCGACATGAAGAGGTTCCCGCACAGCAGGCACTTGCGCTCCTTGCGTCCGGTCGTGGGCGTCCTCGGCTTCTTGCGGTCGTCCCTCTCCCTTTCCGACGGCGGACTCTTTCGGGCGGCAACGTCCGGCATGGGCGGCAGCGGCAGGTCCGCGACCGCCCGGGTCCCGACGAGGACGATGAGGCGCGCGGCCACGGCGTCCGGGCTCCGGTCGAGCGCCGTGGCGATGTCGGGCAGCGTGTGCCGCCGCCCGGCCGCCATCGCGATTGCCTGGGCATCCTCGTCCGGCGTCCAGCTATCACGGCGCGCGCGGTCACCCGCCACGGCGCCCATGCGGCTCGCCAGCGTCTGGACGGAGCCGCGCGTGCGCCCAAGGAGGCCCGCCGCAACGTGGTAGGAACCGTATTCCCGGAGGGCGGCGACGAGCCGCTCGCGGTCCTCGGTGGTGATCCGCTGGCGGTCAGACAT